CGTGCCGGTCATGACCGGCACGTATCGTAACGGCTTCACGGGCACCGTCTCGGGTATCCCGACGATGTTCACTCAGCAGCTCTCGACGATTACGCCGGGAACTCGCACCAACGGCACCGTCAATGGTGCCAACCAGAATGTCAACTACTCGGCTGTTGCAGTCTCGGCTGCCAACGGTCAGTATTTGACCCAGACGATTAACCTCGCTGGTCTGGGTGCTGCTGCCACGGTCAAGGACGGCGAAATCTTTACGATTGCGAACGTCTTTGCGTATGACAACCGTAAGCATCAGGCGCTTCCGCATCTTCAGCAGTTCCGCGTTGTCGGCAACTACACCGCTGACGGTGCTGGCGCTCTCGCTAGCTGCCGCATCTTCCCGGCCATTATCATCGATGACGGCACGTCTGTCACTGGTGCCAATGCCGTGAACCGTGCTCATGCCACCGTCTCGGCCATTCCGGCTAACGGTGCTGTCGTGACGTGGCGTGGAACTGCCGGAACTGCGTATACCCCGCGTCTTCTCGCTAAGAAGAATATGATCCAAGTCAACACGGCTGATCTTATCCTTCCGGCGACTGGCACGGCTCAGCGTAAGCAGCTTTCTAAGGTTCCCCTGTCCATCCGTATGTGGCAGGACTCGACGTTTGCCACCGGCAAGCATCAGGTTCGTTTCGACGTCGCTCTTACGGCGAATGTCCGCGAACGTCGTATGGGTGTCCGTCTGACGGGTGCCTAACGACTAAGGAGGGAGGGACTGTCATCGCTTCCAGGCAGTCCCTCCCTTTTCTTCTTTCTGGCACTCAAGTGTCAATAATCAGGATACAGAATGGCTCGTATTACTTATATCTCCAATCGCGTAATCGATACTAATGGTATCGCTGATGGGGCTAGCATCTTTGTTTATCAAACGGGAACAACCACTAAGGTTAACCTGTATCTTGATGCAGACTTCACTATTCCTACGACTAATCCATATGTCGTCGGTCTAGGCGGAGTAGTGCCTACTCTTTATACTAACTACACCGGAGCTATCCGACTTTTTATTACCAGCCTATCTGGTTCTACTCAAGACTTCGACCCTTACGACTCTCCTGTCACTACTAGCAGCATCATAGATTATGCTCCTGCTACGGTGGCTACTACGACTGCCATGGCTGCCCTAACGGCTACTGTAGGGGATTTGGTGTATCTGACTGCCACCGGTGCAGAGGGTATGTTTAAATTTACCTCTGGCAATTTGTCGGCTAATGTCTCCGCTGACTCCGCTAAGGGAATTTATGTCGCTCCCGCCTCGGCATCGTCAGGTGCATCGGGTGCATGGGTTCGTGTAATTAACGACATCATCAATCCTCAGTGGTTCGGCGTTCTTCCTTCAAATAGCGCAGCCGTTAATAACTCTGCTTGGAGTAACATGATTACGTGTCTGACCTCAAGGGTCAGCACTGCTTCAGGTTTCCGTAACCTAGGGCATGTCCACTTCCCGGATGCCCAGACTTATAACTTCAATACCTTGGATTTCAACGCCGGAACCATTCGCGTATCTGGCACGGGAACTCCGAGTTTCTTCGCAGGAACCACGATTAATACGACTACCGGACAGACTGCGTTTCGCTTTCAGCGGGCAGATACTTCCGGTGCTAGTTCGACATCTGGTGGTTCAGGGATTACCTCTGACTTCAGTATTGTTGAGAACCTCCGATTTACTGGTGCCTTCAACAATACGATTGAAGCCGAAGCCCACGGAATTCATATCCGTTCTCACGGAATAACAGTTCGCAACTGTTTCATCATGAATTACGAAGGCAATGGTATCCATATCTCGGCAGGTGCCGGTGATGGTGGCAATGCCAATTCCTTCAACGTCCATGATAACGTCATGTATAATTGCCGTGACGGTATCTTTGTAGATGGTTCGGACGGTAACGCCGGAACTGGCCGTAACAACGACGTCAGCAATTCTCGCCGTTGGGGTCTGTGGGACAGTTCATTCCTTGGAAACTATTGGCACGGTATTGCCGAGAATTGTGGAATGCCCGCTGGCACCTATACTCCGTCGATGGTCAGCCGCACGGGTAATCGCTACGCCGTAGTTGCTGGTCAGGAAGTCGGTGCTTCAACGAACGCCCCTTCTGGCACAACTGCCGACAATACTTGGTGGTATTATGTCGGTGCCGGTGCTGCCGATACAGTTACTCAGAACATTCCGGCGTGGGTCAGTGGAACTGTCTATCGCTCCGGCGGCCCCATCAGAACCGATAACAACAACGCCTCGACTCGACTCGATGGATGGTATGTCGAAGTCGGACAAGGACCTATTCAGGCTGTCTGGCCGACGTTACTTACCGGCGGTGAAATCCTTACCGGCGTTAAAGGCATTAGTCGGATTCGGCATGACGATACCGGTATCTCTATTACTGGCGATGATGCCCGTCTCAATCTGGGACTAACTAATGCCAATCCTATGTATCGTATCGACCAGAATGGTATCCGGACTTACGCCAAGCCTTTGCAGCTTGCTGATGCCTTTGCAGTTACATCCCTGTATAGCATGACTAATGTCGGTAGTTCTACCGTTCAGATGTATTCTGACCAAGACTTGGTGATTAAATATTACACCAATTCTACTCAGACGTTTGAATACGATAAGAACTGCATTAATCTTATCTCTGGTAAAGTTCTTAAGGTTAATGGAACTCAGGTAATTGGACCTCGTATCACCGGTTGGAATGCCGCCACTAACACCAAGTCAAAGGCTACTTTTGACACTACGACTGTGACCTTGCCGCAGCTAGCTGCTCGTGTTGGTCAGCTTATTGATGACCTTATGACTCATGGAGTGATTGGAACGTAATGACTACTCTTCGTGATATCATCAATAAAGCCTACCGTGAGGCTGGTATCACGGCTGTCGGTGAAACTCCCGATGCCGATCAGAATGCAGAAGGACTTGGCGCTCTTAATAATCTCATTGTCGGCATGTATGACAATGAGTTTGGTGAGGAGATGCAGACTGTAAACTATGGCATCAACGGTCTGACGAATGTCTATGCTCAGGCAGAAGATCAATCGGGAACCATCGATAGCACCTTCCTGCCGGAGAATACCCGATTGATCATGAATGTCGGTGCTGCCGCTACTATCTTCCTTCCGCCTAATCCCAGAGATGGTGCTCGTTTCGGCATTAATGATATCAAAGGTAACTTCGGAACATACAATATCACGATTAAGGGCAATGGCCGCTTTATCGAGAATGCCCCCTCAGTTATTCTAAATACCAACTACACCGTCAGTGAGTGGTTCTACCGCTCGGATATCGCGGCTTGGACTAAGGTCAGCGATCTGGCAGAAGATGATCCGATGCCGTGGCCACAGGCTTTCGATGATTACTTCATCACCCTGTTGGCCTTCCGCCTGAACCCTCGTTATGGCGCCCAGACCGACCAGAACATGGTCGATATTCTCAAGGCCGCTAAAAAGCGTTTCCGTGCTAAGTATCGTCAGATTAAAGAAATGCCTTCGGAAGATGGACTTACCATTCTTACTCTCAACCCCTATTCAAGAAACTATCTGACCTTCTAATGGACCTCTTTTACGGAACCTCGTCATATATCCGTCAGCGTGGTAATCTGCCAGAGCTGCCGGTTATTAATATGTTCGCTGAGTCCGAGGTCTCCGAGGACGGCGTTACGCTACAGTCACGTCCGGGAATAGAGGATGAAGGAACTGTGCTTGATGATGGTCCTGTAAAGGCTCTCTATTCAATCGATGGTGTCCTAGGTGGATCATTATTCGCTGTATCCGATGGTCAGTTCTGGCGAGATGGAGTAAGCAAGGGAGCCATTGACGGCACCGGCCCTGCTAAGATTGCAGGCTTCGAGGACTTCGTATTCGCTACTCAAGGAAGTAGTCTCTGGGGTTATGACGGTGCTACTCTTGCCGCCGTTACTGTTCCGGGTGGATTTAATACTCTCTCTCTGTGCATCGGGGCTTCCCGATTGATTATCATCGACAGCGGCACTGGCTCTTTCTACTGGTCTGATCCTCTACTATCGACCATCGATGTCCTTGCCTTCGCCACTGCTGAGAACTCTCCTGACAAGCTCAAGGAGTGTATTTACATCGGTGATACTCTGATCCTATTTGGTTCTAAGACTGTTGAGTTTTGGCCGGTGACTAGTGACCCCGATGCTCCCTTCCAGCCTCTCGTCGGTAGAACCTTCCAGATTGGTATTCGTGACACAGGTTGTGCCGTAGAGTTTAACGGGACTTTCGCTTGGGTTACTGATCGTAATCAGATTTGCGTAACTTCGCCTGACAATCTGATTTCTTATCCCGGCCTAGAGGCCCGTATCAAGGACTCCACTAATTGCAGTCTTTGGACTTTCATTCTAGAAGGAACGGAGTTTCTAGCTCTCCGGCTGGATGGGGAGACTTGGGTCTATTCTTCTCGTTCGGGAACTTGGTCGCAGTTTGAGAACTACGACGAAGATAATTTCCTTCCTCAGTGCTTCGCTGCCGATGTCTTCGGCTCAGCTGTCGATGGAAAATTGCTTCAGTTCACTGATGACTATTCGGACTTTGGAGCACAACTAGAACGCCGCTTTCGCGCTGGTGCTCTAGGCAATGTCCCCGGTGCTCCGCTCTATAATGTCTTTCTTCGCACCAACCCCGGTCAGACTCCATTTGTAAGCGCTGATGATCCTATCATCGAAATGCGTATCTCTAAGGACGGAGGCTTTACTTGGGGGGCCTGGAGGCAGCGTTCATTAGGAGCTCGTGGAGAATACAGAAAGCGTATTCAGTGGACTGGACTTGGGATGTTCTCTTACCCCGGCGTCCTATGTGAGTTCCGAGTGACTGATCCTGTTCCCTTCCGTGTCTCGAAGGTGGTTGCTAACGATCCTTACGGAGGAGTGTAATGGCTAATCTAGCACTTCCTCGTCTACGTAATGACATCGCGCTAGTCGATAGCGACGGTCGTCCTACTCAGACCTTTCAGCAATGGTGGGATGCCGTAGCGAAGAATATCGAGAATTCATTTAACGACCTGTCTGCTGTCGTCGCCGCTATCGCTGCTGCTCAGGCTTCTGCCGATGCCGCTCAGGCCACCGCTACCGCCGCTGCTCGTGAGTCTGCTAGATTGAATTCCTATCCTAATCCGGGGACAATCATTACTGCGGCTGACGTCGGAACTGACTGCGATATCACGATTGCTAACCATACACGAGTATATCCTGTCCAAGGAAGCATCGACGTCCCTGATGTCTCGATCACGGGGGCTACGCTTCATGGGCTGGCTTTCTCGACGACGTATTGGGTTTACTACGACGACACTACATTAGCTAATGCCACACCTACCTTCGTAGCTACTACGACTTCAGCTACGGCTCAGGTCGGTGCTGCTGCCGGTAGACACCTCGTCGGCTTTGTGACTACTCCTGCCGACGGTGGAACTTCTACTGGTGGAACCGGCGGTGGAACTCCGGGTGGCGGTGGAGGCTATAACGGCGGAGGCTCCATCCCTTGATCCGTTCGTTTGATCCCGAAGTTCTTCGTAAGGCTGTCGAGCCCTACCCAGATAGTTTCGATCCTGAGGAATTTAACTTCGAAGCTTGGCTCGACAGCCGAAACGTGATGTTCGAGGAAGACGGCAGCGTAGGTCTATTCTCCTTCGACTCACCTTATGTCTATACCGGACACTGGTATTTCAAGAAGGGGCATAGACCGGACCTAGCCAAGGACATGATCTCGGTGATGTATCGGTATTACGGAATGGAAGTCCTAAAGGGCTTTACTCCGGTAGAACTTCGAGGAGTCATTCTAGCTGCTAAGCGACTCGGAATGAAGAGCTACGGAGTAACGACAGGTAATCCTCCGTTTCATAACAAGCAATACGAACTATTGATTATGACTAAAAATGAATTTTATAAAAGGAATAAGTAATTGGGCTTTCTAACTGGTAAACCAGCTAAGTCAACTAGTTCCTCGACGCAGACTTCTTCGTCGGGCAACTACGCGTATCAGTCCTTGGCAGGATCATTGCTGCCGACAGTTAACAATGTCCAAGGCGCTAGCTCTGCAATGGCTGCATTGCTAGGTATTCCGCAGGCAACCCCTACCCCTGCTCCTACTACAGGCGGAACGCCTTCGCCTTCGCCTTCGCCTGCTCCGTCTTCATCTCCTGCTTCCGGATATACAGGCCCCGGACTTGGTAATATTGGTAGCCAGTCGCAGATGAATGCCTATATGAATTACTACCTCAATCATCCTAATGAAGACCCCGGCTTTAGCGATATTTCACGTTTCCACGGCGATCCTTGGAAAGATGAAGACATGGCGCGTTCAGTTCTTTCTGCTCGCAATCAGTATCTTCAGAGTAATCCTACTCCTGCGCCAAGTTCAAATCCTACCCCCGCTGCCACTATTCCAGCTGCCACTCCGCAGTCTCAAACCGATGCTCTGTCGAATTGGGCTAATTCCGGCGGATATCAATATCTTTTAAACCAAGGTATTAACGGTATTAATGCAGATCGTTCAGCTAAAGGACTTCTTCAGTCTGGCTCAACTGCCACTGGCGTAACCCGCATGGCAAATGGATTGGCTCAGACATATCTTAATCAGTATATGCAGCAGCTTCAGAATTACGGTCAGCTTGGCCTTGGCTCTGCTGGTGTCCTTGCTTCGGCCGGTCAGCATTCAGAAGGAACTGGAACTTCAACCGAAACTTCTAAGGGAGCCAAGCAGGGTCTCCTTGGCGATATTGCTCAGGGTGTCGGAGCCTACGCTGCCATGGGTTCTGATGTTCGTATGAAGATGAATATCGAACATATCGGCGAATACAAGAACGGACTGAATAAGTATCGCTTCGAGTATAAGGACAATCCGGGCGTTAAGGTTATCGGTGCTATGGCTCACGAAGTCAAGGAAATTATGCCCGAAGCCTACATCGAAAACTTCAAGGATGGCTATGCCGGTGTTGACTATTCTTACTTCAAAGGACTGTAAATGAGCCCGTTTCTACAAGCTCTCCTACGGGGTGCGTCAGGAATTGCAGCCGATGCCGCTGGTATCGACCCCGCCGCTACGTCGTCTCCTGCTATGCTTGGAATGGCCTTAGCCGGTAAGGGGCAGCCGCAAGCTCAAGGGCAGCCTCAGGCTCAAGCTCAGGCTCCGGTTGCTAATAACAGCACTGCCCCTTCCGAAGACCCTATCACTATTACTGGTGATGGTTGGAAGCCTCGCAAGCCTAACTTCTGGACCTTCCTAGGAGACGTCATCGGCAGTCACTACGGCAAGGGACTGATTGGGACTAACACCCATACTCAAGAAGACCTTCATGATGTAATGGGCGACTTCGCCTCTGATCCTCTTAAGGCCATTAAGCGTCTTCAGAGAATTCCGGGGCAGGAAGGCAAGGCTGTTGAACTCTATAATCAGTATGAAGATAATCAGCGGGCTGACCTTCAGGCTCAGGCTCTTGCTGAATATCGCCGTGCTGCCCAAGAGGATAGAGCTCGTGGTGTAGTTGCCGGGATGCTTGGTTCCGTCTCAGATCAGCAGACTTATACCAAGCTTCTTCCGACTATGAGGAAGTATGCGGAAGCCCGTGGACTTGATCCCAATGAGCTTCCCGATGACTACGACCCCGATACCCTTAATGCCTATCGGATGGGAACCGTCTCCGTTGATAAGCAGATCGACAACGATCGTCAGGATCGTAATACTCAGTCGCAGATCAACTATCGCAATCAGTCACTTGGCCTCAGGGCTCAAGAAGTCAACAATCAGACGCGTAACGTAAACTCTGAAATCGGCAATAGAGAGACCCGCACTGGTGAGTATCTTCGTCGAGGACAGGAAACTGCCGCTCACGATCCTGCTAAGCTCCGTGCTAATAAGACGATGCGAACTGCACAGGGTCTAGTTCAGTTCGATAAGACTGGTAATAAAATGCGTATCACTGCGCCGGACGGCAGGATGTTTGACTACGGTATCGATCCTAAGACTGGTCATGCCGTATTCATCAAGAAGGTCGAACCCGCAGCAACCGAGGAATAATCTTGGCTAATCCCCCCGAAGATACCCCACAGCGTATCTCGATTAACTTCAATGACCCTAGGGTTATTACAAAGCTAGCTACTCCTGCCGACGAACGTCGTGGGAGAGCAATGGCTGCTGCTAAGAAGAACCCTCAGCAGCTTAAGAATGCCCCGCCTCAGACTCTCTGGGAAACTATCAAAAACGCCTTCGATTTTAGTTCTTCTCCCGAAGGGGATAGCTTCCCGTCTCAGGTAGGTCGTGCAGTTGGGTATCCTGTCTATGACGCCATTCAGCGTGAGAGCCTTCGCCGCGATGGTATGTCACCGACACAGGCTGCTGCCGAGGTTGCTATTAATCGTAAGAAGCGTGTTCAGCAAGTTCGTGAGGCACAGCAGTATCATGCCGAACAGGTTGCCGATGACGACTCTCGTCAGGCTCCGGGTGCCGTCCATGCACTAGCTCACTGGGCTGCTAAGACCGCCGGAACTATTGGCGCTGATGCCAACCCCCTCTACGCCACTCCAATCGGCGGCGAGAGTGCCCTTGGCCGTGTCGGTCTGATGGGCGGGCAGGCTGCCCTTACTGATGCCGCCGGTCAAGGCGCTGACCTATCCACTGGCATCCGAGATGAGTTCGATCCTGCTCAGGTGGCTGAAGCCGCTATTGCCGGTGCTGCTCTTCAGGGCGCTGGTGAAGGTGTCGCCAAGGGCGTAGGCTCGGCAGTAAACAAGGTCAAAGGCGGTCGGCTTATTCGAGCCGGTGCTGTCCATCCCGACTACGAGCTCCTGAATAACATCATCGTCGGTGATCTAGAAGGCGGTGGAACTGTCGCCCATCCCCGTGTGTCCCCTAAGGGTGCCCGTGGACCTCAACAGGTCATGCCGGATACGGCTCGTGACCCCGGCTTCGGTATCCGTAAATCAAATGGGACTGCCGTAGATGACGTCCGTGTCGGGAAGCAATATACCGCCGCTATGCTCGGTAAGTATGGTGAACCCGATCTAGCCCTTGCTGCCTATAACTGGGGACCGGGTAATCTCGATAAGGCCTTGAACAAATACGGTCAGAAGTGGTTCGAACATGCCCCCCGTGAGACGCAGGAGTATGTCGTCAAGGGGATGAATAAGTATATCGAACGGAAGGGCTCTGGTTCTACCGGCGGTCCTGTGCGTCCTATGGCTCCCGAGGATATGGCGAATGCCATGAATGACACCGGGATGAAGAATGCCATTACTGGTCAGGATAACATTCCTGACGAGAATGTTTTGGATTTTCCGGCTGACTATTCCTCGGAAGCCGACATTAGAAATCGAGATGTTCCTACAGAAGGTCCAGATAACGTCGTAGACCTCGACAATGTCCGTCAGGACCTCGACAATCAGAAGACTCGTAATCTTCTTGATGAAAAGATCGAGTCTGCAATGCATCACGAGGATGCAGTTCTTCATGACGAGTCTCCTATAACTCTCGAAGAAGCTCGCGGTAATCGAGAGACTGCCGAGAAGATGCACGCCATGCTTCCCGATGACCATCCCTATAAAGATAAGACGGCAAGCTTAGTGGATATTTGGCGTAATGTCGAGCATACTATTCACGAGCGAAACTCAGAACTTAGCCGTCCCGAACCTATTGCGGATAAGCCTGTAGTCGATAATACCGGCTATGAGAAGCATACCCCGTATGTCGGCGAGACGAAGACTCCTGCCAACGAAGGACGATATGAACCTCGTCCAGAGGGTAAAACCCTCCATCAATATGGCGATAAGGAGTGGAGGAAACTATCGCCTGAAGACAAGAAGGCGCTAATCGCCGAGGACAATGACAGGATATTCTACGGTCCGGCCAATCGTGACCGTAACCCTCCTGCTGCTTCATCCTCGCTAGGTCAGCGTCAGAAAGGCCCTAACTACAAGGGGCCGGATAAGCCAAAGAGTCCGGAAGACCACGAACGCCCGGAGCTTCGAACTGAGAAGAAGGTGATCGTCGATAAGCTCGGCGATCTAATCGATCAGTCAACTCCAATTCGCCGCGAGGCGGAGGCTCAGATGTCTTTCGAGCGCAAGCAACGACTTGCTGCTGCCTACGCCGCTAAGAAGGCTACTCCGGGTCGTGAGGGAACTCTCAAGGCGCTGGCTGCCATGAAGGGCGAGATGTCTCGTCCTAAAATCAAGCCTATCGCCGATCAGTTCAGTCAATCTGAAATCGATGCCCTCCACGATGGTATCTGGAACTCTCCGGCGTTAGAGGGCTACGAGCCTGTTCGTGCTGCCCGTGCCCTTGATCTTTTGCTTCATGCAGGCGAAGTTCCTACTCCATCGGATGTCGCTCTTCTTGCCCGCGTGATGCCGCAGAAGGCTTCTGTCTGGAAGCGGTTGCTTGAGAACGAAGAGGGTAGTGTTCCCGACGGTGCCATTAAGTCTGCAATCGTAGACACTCTCGGCACTACTAGGACGCTTAAGGCTTCTTTCGACGTCTCTGCTCCGGGTCGTCAGGGTATCTTCCTTATCGGAACGAAGCACTGGTGGGCCGATCAGAAGGGAATGTTTAAGTCATTCGTCTCTGAGAAGGAGTTCCATGAACTCTCGGAGGAAATTCGTAACCGAGATACCTTCGATCTAATGAATAAGGCCGGGCTTGAAATCACTAAGCCCGCTGAAAAGGCCTCGATCATGGATCGTGAGGAAGCCTTCGTCAGTAAGTTTGCAGAAAAGATACCGGGTGTTCGTCAGTCTGAACGTGCCTACCTCGCCTTCCTGAATAAACTCCGTGCTGATGTCTTTGATGACTTCGTTAAGAAAGGTGAAGTCCTAGGTATCGACTTCGTTCAGGAGCCTGAGTATCTCAAGAGCGCGGCTAAGTTCATCAATGCCGCGACAGGACGCGGACAGGTTAAGTGGGTCGGCAGGAACGCCGAGCTGCTCTCCAAGGGACTGTTCTCACCGAAGCTCATGGCTTCTCGTCTTCAGTTGATGAACCCGTTGTTCTATGCTCGGCTTCATCCTGATGTCCGTGGTTTCGCCATTAAGCAGGGGCTTATCGCGACCTCTGCCATGCTCTCTGTCATGGGGCTGGCTGCTGCTGCGGGTGCCTCTGTTGAGAAAGACCCGCGTTCTTCTGACTTCGGTAAGATCGTGATCGGTAATACCCGCTTCGATGTAACCGGTGGCTTCCAACCTTACGTCCGCTTTTTCGCTCAGATGATAATGGGTCAGCAGAAGTCTCTGAAGGGTATCGTCCGAAATATCGGCCCGACGCTTCCTTTGCTTCGTCAGGCATTCCCCGGCCAGAAGCAAGGTTCTTATAAGCCGACTACCCGTCTCGATATCCTCTATCGCTTCATGGAGAACAAGGAGTCGCCGAACTTCGGTGAGATCACTCGTCTCCTCCGTGGAACTGATCCAGTCGGTAACAAGCTGACGGTAGGTAGCGAGCTAGAGAACCTCTTCGCTCCGCTTATTGTCTCGGATACCTATCATGCCATGAAAGACCTTGGTCCTCTTGGCATCTTTACTGCGGTCCCGAATGCCTTCGGCATCGGTGTCCAGACCTATACTCCTAAGGCTAAGAAGGCCAAGAGTAGCGACCCGTATGGGTTTAAAGACAGTAGCTTTAACGCCAGTGATAAGGACTTCAAGTGATTACTCAGGTTGAAAGGTTAGCTCGTGTGGAAGAGCAAGTCAATGAGTTGCGTATTAAGGTTGACAGCCTCGAAGCTAAGATCGATGAACTGTTGTCGCTGCGATACAAGGGAGCCGGAGCATTCTGGCTTGCAAGCCTATTGCTAGGCACCGGTATCGTAGGGATGTTTGTAAAGTTCTTTCATATCAGGATGGGATGATGAAAGCCCTCCGCTGGATAAGAGATAGGTTAAAAGACCTATTCTATAACAGCACCAACGATCACCTAGATAGCGGCAGATGCATTGCCTTCCTGTCGCTATCTACACTCGTGTGTGCTGTCGGATGGAACATGCATCTCCGCAAGGAGATTAATCTCTCTGAGCTAGGCGTTGGATTGTCTGCAATTCTTACCGCCCTAGTAATCTACGTATTCAAGGACAGACAGAATGCAGCCAAGTGAACATTGCTATCATCTGACTAAAGACTCTGAGGGATGTGTCCTACGTGCCTATCAGGATACTGGTGGTGTCTGGACTATCGGTTACGGACACACAGGTGGTGTTAGAGAGGGGCAAGTTATTAGTCAAGACCAAGCGGACATCCTTCTTAAGCACGACATGGAGTATGCAGTCTCCTTTGTGAATGCTCATGCCTTGCCCTGCACCCAAGGTCAGTTCGATGCCCTCGTAGACTTCGTCTTTAACGTCGGGCCTAGTTTGGTTCTTCAAAGCACTCTCCTTCGTAGGCATAAAGCCGGTTTATACAAAGAAGCCGCTGCCGAGTTTCCTAAGTGGAAATACGACAACGGCAAGGTATTTGAGGGACTTATAGAACGTCGAGAAAAAGAAAGGGCTCTATATGAAGCTACCTATTAGTTTTGCTTCTTCTTGGAGCTATGCCGCTAGTGCTGCCGGTATCCTTCTGTTAATTGCTGCCATTGTCTTCGGCACGGTTCAGTGCAAGAAGATCGATACCAGCAATCATGAGAAGGTAGTTCAGACTGGTATCACCAAAGAGAAAGAACAGAACCACCAAGAGGTTATTAAGCATGTCGAAGAAGCTCATGAAGCTGTCAACAATCCCGCTCCTGCTGAGCTTGATAAGTTGTGCAGCAAATACGACCGGAACTGTCCGGTCCATAAGTGATTACTGCCTGATTGCTAAGGGCATTACGTTCTCAGAAGCCCATGGGGTAGACCAAGAGGATGTCAGTAATAAATATGATACCCCAGAAACAATCAAGCAAGTAAAGGACCATGATCTGGCATATGAACGTCTTTGCAGCTCTACTGGCGCTAGCAGCGGTAGCTAAGCCCTATAGCAACGACCTACCTCCGCTTAAGTATCAGGATAATCCGCCTCCTACGGTAATGATAATTGTCGATAACACCAACTCCAAGGATACCTGTGGTGTAGCTCAACCGGGCTGGCGATTGATGGCGTGTGAGTTCACAGGTAAGAACGGCACTCCTATTGTAATTATGCCTAACCCCTGCTTCTATCCAGAAGCCACCAAAGACCCATACTCCTATGCCCACCTACTCTGCCATGAATTCGGACATGCCAACGGGTGGAACGCAGATCACAACAATTAAGTTCCACTAAGACAAAAAGAAACCCCCTCTAGCTTAATTGCCGGAGGGGGTTTTTTAGTATCTACATCACCTTCGGTGACTTATCTACTGACTTTTCAGCTCGGAGTATCGTCTTCGCTCTTCTGGTCGAGAGAACCCTGCCTTAATCAGGGCTTCTAGTTGGCGAAGTTCTTCTTCTCGACTCATAGGCCTGCCATTACCAGAGGCTTATCCTCGGGTCCTTTTAGGTAATCAAGATATCGAGTAAGGGCTTCATCCGAAATTCTCAGGGTGATACCCAACCGATAGAGATCATACATCGCAGTGACATATGCCTCAACCATGTCCTGTCGGATAGTAGACATCTTAGCTGCGGAGTCTGCATCAACCTCGGCGGCAAGCTCGTCACGGAAGGTAGCCGTGGCCCCTAGGAGGTTGATGAACGACTGAGTAACGTGCTGGCTACGGTCGAAAATCTTCTGCTCGTCTCCTTCGTCGTATTGGAGTTTTTCGTTTTCCGACATCAACTCGGCGATTTGCTGTTCTCTCGTTTCCATGTTTCTCTTTCTCCAACCTTCGTATCTTCCGACGAGTCTTGTCGTCGTAGTAGTGGATATTCATTGCGTGAGCTCGCTCACTTTCGTATCAACCTATGATGAAATCAGGACTTGCTCCGCGCAAGAAATCATGGAGATCATCGACGTCTCCTGTGAACTCATGAAATCGTCCGGAGAAATCGACATGGGATATCTTCCTGATTTCCCCGTAGACGTTAGGGGAGGCAATTCTAACTAGGCAGAAAGTATCGAAGAACTGGACTTCGTATAGATATCCCGTCGCAGTTTCGACATAGACATCCTTGAAGAGATCATCCTCTTCTTCCTGCTCTTCGATATTCTCCCAACCCTCAGCCATTACTTCGGTTTCTATCATCATTTTCCAATCTATCGGCGACTAACTTCGCATAACCAACGATGTCGTGCCAACTATCGTGATACCACGGGTCTCCGTTTAGAATGCGTCCAATTTTATTGTTGATAATGTGGAGCGCCTCTCTCATGTCATCGTCTAGTCTATTCCAATTGCGACTTGCGACCATGGCACGGGTGAGGGCTTGGCTGATCTTGGCATGTTCTTCGAATGATCCATAACGAGTGCCTCTTTCTGCGAGGGTCGCTTCGATGTCAGCCACTTATTGATTTCCTTATCTGAGTGTAGAACGTTCGGGATGAATTGATACATTACATCCCATCGGTCGTCTTGGGAATCGAGGAGAATAGCAGTGCTACAGCCGACGCCGTAAGCAGCATAGACAATCTCCATATGCCCAGAACGTCCAGCAGGGAGGACAAGTAGAGCATGAGAACTGCTGTCCAGATGCCTTTTGTCAAAGTTAAAGACATTTCTTGCCGCCGGGCCTGCCAGAGCCTCTCGATACGAGAGCCCTTTAGCCCGCTGGTGAGCTTTCCAATAGTCATCTGCTTCAGGGCCAGCAGAATACCAGTCATCGAAAACTTCAAAGTCGGGGTTGTCCTTTCGTATCTTGTTGCCTAGGGATAGTATTCGTTCGTTACGAAGCGAACCTATCAGGTAGAGCTTCTTAGTCACTTACTCTCCCGAACCGTAATGAAACCTTCTCCCCAAACGTGAAACAGTCGTTCACTATCCTTAGGCACTTCTGTCTTAGTTCCGCCCGGTCCTCTGATTTCCTCAACTGTCGCACCATTTTCCTTTGTGGTTCGAACTGTAACTGAAATCGTCATTCGTAAATCTCCATGATATCTTCTAGAGCTTCGAGTTTATCCTCGATGTCGTCAGGAAAGGACGAGACAATATCTCCGGTGCTAAGACCTAGTAATTGCACCAAGTCCCATGCCTCGAAGTAATCAATAATTCTATTCAGTCTCTCGTCCATTATACTAACTCATAACTTACTTCGGCTTCGTCAAAGAAGCCTTCAGCTTTGTTAATGCTCTCTTCCCACCTAGAAAGCAGGTCCGGAGTAGGTCGCCTAACAACAACCCGGCTAATACCAGATTGAATAAGAACAAGAGCACAAGCAGTGCAACAAGGGTGGGATACATAAGCTGTGCATCCTTCTGTCTTTTGTGAGAAGAGGACGGCGTTTAACTCTGCGTGGAGCGTCCTAGAATACTTGACATCTCTGTCTTCGTAGAGTTCTTTGCTGTCACTCATGAAGCGGGGGAAGCCGTTAAACCCCTCCCCCATCCTCACTTGTTTTTCTGGGTCTACGATTACGCACCCGACCTTCGTCGAGGGATCCTTTGACCAGCTCGCTACTTCCTCGGCGGCCTTGAGGAACCGCAAATCCCATTTGTCCATTAGATTTTGCTTTGCTTTCCAAAATGCCAATGCCCGCAATCTTGACACTGAAGCCGCTGTTTCTTGAAGAGACGGGTTCGGACTGTTCCTCGACTGTGATTATGCGCGCCTCCACATGCGGGGCACTCTGCGGCTCCGGTCTTACCCAAGTGAGGGTGATTTCGGAGATATGGTCGAATTTTGAGATATAGTCTTTCAGTAAGTCGGACGTCTTGGCCGCAATATCGTCCCATTCGTCGCTGAGCTCGTTCGTCGCCATTGATTACTTTAATCCACAGAGCCATGCCTTCGTGTTCCATCTTACGACCGATGCCGAGGAATGGGGCGATGAAGCCAAGGCTGTTACGAAAGAACCCCATCTTCTTGATGCCCTTGTAGAGATCGATGGAGGTTGTCGGTGCGACGGGGGCGATGCCGTGAAGAAGTCCCTCCCCCATCAACTTAGGGATGTCGAACTTATCGGAGTTATAACCAACGATGACGTCAGCCTTCTCCATAAACTCGTATGTCTTCTTAATCATCTCGACGTGGCCGTGTTCCCACTCCGAGAAGATGTATGTCTTCTTATCTCCTAGCCACTTCAATCCGACGCAGAGTAAGCCTCCGTCTTCGAGAACAGCGGCATCAGAGATGAACTGTTTGAATGGTCCCCAGACGTAAGCCTTAGTTGGTTTCCATTCAATGTCAAGGATCAATACGTTTTGGTCTGGCAGTTTAGTCTTCAAGAGCATAGTCCTTAATCTTTACCGAAGAAGGACTGCCGATATAATCGGCGTAATCTGCCTTCTCTTCTAGTTCATCCTCCCAAAATGTTTCACGTTTATCCCACGGGACCAGGAACCAGTCTCCGCTTTCCGACATTACTAGCGCTTTTTCCACGAGATTGTCTTTCCTTTCGAGGCGTTCTCGCCTTCTTATTTTTCTTAGGAGCATACAGCCCGGTATCTTGTGATAAATAATCGGCAGCTTTTCGAAAGATTTCGGGGTCTGTTTGCCGACCAATGATTTTATGATTACAGAAAAAACAGAGGATGCCTCTAATTGCATATGGAGGTTTATGACAGTGGTCTACCGCCAATTTTCGCCCTTCTTTTTCAGGGAGTTTGCCGCAAATAGCGCAGCCTCCGCCCTGTTTTTCAAGAAGTTCGTCGTATTGTTCTTGAGATATACCAAACTTTCGTTTTAAGTGGTATTCTCTCATATAATCCTGTTTAGACATTAACCACTTTTCATTGGCTATTTTAAGCTGTATTATTCTCTCGGGTGTTGCTCGTTCTCTGCGGGCTTTATCTCTGCACGTAGCTGAACAATATAAATGTTGATTAATGCGAATGGTTTCAAAGATTTTTGCGCAATGGGCACAATTCTTTTCACCCATTTGCTTCCTCTACCTTGGGAGGCTTTACTACCCTTGTGAGATATCGAGGGCCGGAGGCGTAGAAGTATTTCTTCAAGCCTTGTCCGCCGTTACTGTCCTTCCAGCACTCGTCTTTGAATGCACAGTATGAGCATCCGGTCGGTAGCTTGAGATTTCCGGACTTTCCATCCGGAACGGGTTCGTAGCATCTTGAGGGAGGTTCGGGGGTAGCAACAACAGAGCGCAGATGTTCAATTCGTCCTCTGGGTTCATTCGCTGCGATGTCATGCTCGTCGATTTCTGCGAAGCAGATGTCACCATGAACCTTGTCTGCAACGAGGAAGCCTGCTCTGTCTTTCTTATCGAGAGCATGGGCGTATCCAGAGAGTTGTCGGATGTATCCAAAGGGGTCGTCAAAGACGAAGCGTCCATCTTTGAACTTGTCGAAGGCGAAGGGGCTTGCGGATTTGCAATCAACAGGCACCCCGTCAATAACGGCATCAGTATAGCCGCCGATACCATCGATTTCAACGCGGTGTTGGAGGTGAGTGACATCATGGCCACTTTCCTTAGCTAGAAAGAGAAGGAGAACTTCGAGAGCATCGCCGTAGAGGAACTTGAACTTAGTCTTAGGAAGAAGGGGTTCAGCGATCTCCGGCTTATTAGCGGCATACCAGACCTGACGATCCTTCTTCCCAAGAGACGAGAAGTAAATAGCCTTCTCGCCACGGCGTTCTTCTTTCTTCTTGAAACGTGAACGGAGAAGTTCCTTGAAGACCTCCCCCGCCCACTGAACGTTGTCTTCTGATACTTCGTGGTCCGTCCCGTCGTCGAGGATTTTATAGATATCCTCGGGAAGTGACCTAGGGTCACGACCTTCGGTGGCTACGCCACCCTCGGGAAGGGTTTTCGGGTCCATTATCGCTTCGTGTCGCCGTCACTCGTTGACGTAAATGAGACACCGTTGGTGTCAAGAAAACGACAAGCCATGAAGGTTCCACGGGTGAGCGTATGAACAACGCCCGTTCCGTCTAGGATGTAATGAGTGCCGCTGACCTTGTTGAGCTTGAGCTTCTGCGGGGCGTCTACCCGATAGATGCTGCCACTCTCACTGACATACTCACGAAACTTCTCGCTTGAAATGTCATACCAGTCAGCAAAAGGATTAAGCTTCGACAACAGTAAGTCCTTTCCGTGTAGCGCCACGGCGAGCATCACGAAGGCGGGCGTAGGTGCCGATGACTTCGTTGCCGTTGACGAGAAGACGGAACTTACCGTTCTTCATCTGGCGGATGGTTGCAATCCCGTCGGTGCTGACACCGAACTCATGCGTTTCAGTTAGCTGAAGAGGGGTTTCCTCGGCGGTGAAGATGTTCTTGAGCCAGCTAAGCATTAGGCGTAAAGCTCATTGGCGACGGGGAAATCAATGACTCCCTCAGTCGTAAGGAACTCGACGGCCTTGTTGGCGTCGGTGAGCGTAAGACCGGCCTCAGTAACGAGGGCAGTAACAATCGCGGTCTTGGTGTTGTCGGTGGTATAGTTGTCGTTCATATTGCTTCCTTTAAAATGGGGCGCAATGGGTGCGTCCACCCTGCTTTGTGTGTAAGCTTGCGCCAAACCTACTGCCACCGTTGCTAAGTCAGGGCAACGGCCCCTATCCGAAGCCTTCCGGATTTAACGCCGGGAACTCTTCAGAAGACCTTCATTACTCTGGAATATCGTCGAGGTTGTCGTCGCCCGAGGCTTCGCTTTCGACTTCACCTTCTGAAGCCCCGAAGAACTCGTCGTCTTCACTCAGCGGCTCGAAGTCCGAACCACCTGAGAACTCTACGAGCTTCAGGACACGCATCTTCTTGAAGTAGAGGCCCTGCGTCGTGCCGTAATCGACGTAGCGAACGAGGATGTCTGCTACCGAACCGTTACCAATCTCAACCTCTTGGTTCCACAGGGTGCCTGATGCATCCTTGACCTCGGGGTTCTTATTCTTGGTTCCGTCCTTCTTGTTCTCAAGAATGGTCAGGCGAAGGAAGTCATAGGGGCGGGGGTTCTTAGTCGGAGTCCCGTCCTTCTTCTTTGCCTTGTCCATCTTGAACTTCCCCTCAAGGCCATGCTCCGCAATCTTCTCGCGGGACTTACTGTCGGGGTTAATCTCTACTGACCAGCTAGGTCCCTTGTCGAACTTCGGGTCACCGCTGTAAGGCCGTGCTGGACCGAGTAGCTTGCACCAATCAATCTGACCACGGATAGTAAATTCAACTGCTTTATTCAAAACATTCTCCTAACATATACTACAACCTATAGTATATAATACTACTTATTCTTACTCTTGTCAAGTGTTTTTTGATAGTCTAGCCAACTATCATTATCAGCCTTCCTACATTCATCTGAGCAGAAGTATTCATACTCAGGGTCGCCGGTGCTTTCATCTCCACACCACTCGCACCAGACAGGTTCTAGTGAGTCTCTGCCCATGTCTTGCCTACCTTTGCATCGCCCTCGATAAGTATCTTGTAGCCGAAACTCTTACCAGCACGAGGGAAGCAAGGCAGAGCCAAGGTAATGAAGCGTTCAACAAGTTCGTTCCTAACTCTAAACTGCCACTCGTCGTGAATGTCAGCTACTTTCAGGATGTCGTTCTGAAGTCCAACTCTCCGAACTTCTTCATCGACGTAAATCATCGCCTGTTTCATCAGGCGCGACTCGTCCCCTTGTAGAAGGTAGGGGATAACCATGTGGGGGGAAGGGACGAGGATGGGTGTTCCATCACAGAGCGTGATGCGTCCCGTATTCTCAAGCTGCTTCTGCAACTTGTTGATGAGGATACCGAAGCCGGGGATACTCGCAATCATCTTGTCGCGTAGTATCGTTCCCTCTTCGGGCGTCATCTTAGTTCCGAACTGGGCTTGGTCGGCTGCTAGCCGCTTGCCCTGTCCGCCCATCATCAGAGTGTAGTAGAACTTCTTAGCCGCAGCTTTGTTAGCAAGTCCTAACACTTCGATGTTATGCTTGTGGATATCACCCGACAAGCCTAAGTCTTTAAATGGCCTTACGGCCTCTTCACCTACGGTGCAGATGAGATGGTGGATAAGGCATCTATTCTGGATGCCAGTTCCATCAATTCCAACCAGAGACCAAGTATCAGGGTCACCGCAAGTCCACAAATCACGAGCTTCGTAAGTCCAAGCGCCAGCTTCACCGCGAAGGATTTCATCTTCGCCAGCCTCATTCTTAGCTGTTCGGACCGCAGGGATGTTAGCTGAATTAGGATGGGAATGTCGATATCTAAGGGTGCTCGCAATAAAGAGCCTACCATGTATTGCCTTAGTTTCGGGTCGGTAGGCGTCCATCCATGTGGCAACCATATTTCCGCGTGAGTTAACGACAATCCATTTGGCGAGGGCCGCGACTTCCTTTTGCCCCGAACTTTCGGCGAATGCAAGTAGGCTGTCTTCATCGACCTTCGGGTTACCCCCGCCTCCTTTATCTGTCTTCTTGGTGAATTGTGTCGGTATCCACCCTAGCTCAAGTAGCTTCTCAGTTCTTTGCTTAGGGCTTCCAAGGTTAAACTCAACGTAGTCATACGCTCGATATCGCCGGTCATCAATCCATTCGAGGCGTGGGAATTGTTCCTTATGGCGGAGATACTGTGCTGAGTAATCTCCATTCTGCTTACGACCTGACTTATACTCTCCAACCGGGAGAAGTTCAGGGGGCCAGAGTCCATGGATTTCCTTTCTTAGTTCCTCTTCGCGAGCACGAAGCTCGGTGTAGAGTAAGTGGGCCTTCTCGTAATCAAGCGGAAAGCCGTTCTTCCTTTGCTTGTTTTGCACGATGTTCCAAGCGAGATGCTCTATGGTTGCGCCATTTTCCGTAAATCCGAATTGCCGCATTCGGATACTCAGCCTTCGGAAAAGGAGCGCCGTAAGCGAAGTATCGTTTGCACAGTATTCTAACATTTCGGGAGTAAGACATGAGAAGTCCTCGTGTTCTGTCTTGGGATGTTTTAGTCTTTGTCCCCAAGCATCCAAGCTATGCCCACCAGAATAACTGGGGGAATAAAGCTGGCTAAGAACGAAAGTGTCCACGACTCGGGAAATAGGAATTCGTGAATGCCAGAAACGATTAAGCATAACGAGGTCATAAGCAATGAAGTTGTGCCCAACCAAAATAGGGCCTCTACTATCCAGTCCAGTATTTTGTCGAAGCCACTTGTTAAACGAGCTGGCATCAGTGAACCTTTCCTTCTCTCCTGTAACTACGTTCTCGACACAAACACACCAGATACGAGTAGCCTTATCGAGCAGGTTGTCTGCCTCGATATCACAGGCCCAGTGGGATTTGGTCGGTGTCAGGTAGATGCGAAAACTCCTTCTTCAGTTGATTGAGCAGGGCTAGTCGGCGGGATAGTGAACCATACTGGTCTGTTCCCTTGACATGCTGCTTCCGTTCTTTGAGGATTTCTCCCCTGTGCTGGTCGATAATTGCCAGCGCTTTAGAAAGACTGATTTGCATTAGTTTCCTAGCGGAAAGTGTTGATGAAAATGAGCCTCGAATTCTTCAAGAAAATCTACTAGAGGCTCTTCGAACTCAGTATTACTAGACTTCAGCCAAGCCTTTCGCATCTTGCGATAAGCTTTGATGAGCATTTGCTCAGAACGGGAAATCTGAGTCATTCAATGTCTGTCCTTCTTCGTATTTCGTAATGGCTGCTTCGTCGAGTTCTTGCATCCGACCCGTGATGTCGTCGAAGAAGAGCCAAGAGGCGGGACCCGTTCGGCCACAAAACCTATTTTTTTCGCACCAAACCTTAGTGACATTTCGACGCCACGGGTCAGAGGAAGAGAGGTCGCGTTCCAGACGTAGAACGATATTCGCCAACTGTTCAACACCCGCAGTGCCACGAATTTGTCCTTGCCGATTTTGATGAATGACAGCGATAAGTGCGATGTTGGCTTCCATACAAAGGGTTTTAAGCTTGGTAGAAATTTCATCGAGCTGTTTCCTTTCATCGCCGGACTGGTCTGAAACGACGATACTCAAGTGGTCGAGAACGATATATTTACAACCGAGGGCAGCCATGTGCCGGACTTTGGCGACGATAGCGTCGATTTCGTTCGAACCGAAGTGGTCGTAAATAATAACTCTGTTCGTGTCGATAACTTCCTTGAATGCTTCACGAAGCTCACTCTCCGATGCTTCCGTATCGGGGAGGCCGAAGCGTTTATTAGCATGGATAGACATAAGCCCGAGGGCCAAGTCAGAGTCCAACTCTTCCAAGTGGAGGAAGCCGATACCGTAGCCTTTTTCTCTAACTTCGGGATGCATGAGAATGCCATATTCGATTTCCTTTAAAAGTGAAGTCTTACCGACACCAGTCTGGGCGTTAATGACGACAAACTCGGAAAGCCTAAGGCCATAAGTAAGCTTGTTAAGCCCCGCGAATGGATATGGCGTTTGAAAGTGTGTTGGCCGATTTGTAATTCTATCCCACATATCTGTGCCGGGGATAAGACCGTCGGGCTTGAACTTTGGTGCTCGATACCACTCGTTGACGAAGACCTTAGGGTCGATGCCTTTCTGTCGGTATTCATTTGGGTCCTTGCCTTCCTGAAGAGTCAATATGCGAGCCTTGCCAGGAGCGAATAGTTCCGCCACCTTCTTGGCCGCTTCCTGACCGGGATAATACGACGAACCATCTGGACGCTTCTTTGCTTCATCTTTGTCGAAGCAGATTACAATGTCTTCGAAGCTATCAAGATATTCGTATTGGGCTTTGCACTGTTCGAAAGCACCTGCTGCGCTGATAGCAGCAACGACAGGATAACGACTACCCAAAAGTATCCACGCGGAGGGGGCATCAAGAGCACCTTCGACGATGGTGATAGCTCGTCCGCCCTTGGGAAATAGGTGTTGACCGAAGAGTTCGGCATCCTTGGGATTTCCTTCCCAGTAAAAACCTTTAGCACTTCGCTTTCGGATTTGATTGGCGACATGCTGTCCATCCTTGAAGAATGGATAGCGGTGGGCGACATCTTTATCTGCGTCCATGCAGACATCGATGCCATACTTCTTGACTGCGTCTTCTGAAATGCCTCGCTTAGGGAGTGCACGGAAGACAGTAGCAAGAGGGGTGATATTCTTCTGTAGTGGTTGTGTTTCGGACAATAGATTTGTCTCTTCTGTTCTAGGGTCATATGTCGGGTAGTATCGGTTACAGGAGAAGCAAACTCCGTGACCATCTGAATACCACCCGACTGCATCTGATGAACCGCATACTTCACACGGTCCGTGTTCTACGAATTTACTGCTCACTTATGTATTTCGCAATTCTTTTGCACCATTCGGCGTTGTAGACATTAGCCCAGTAGGCGCTGTCTTCTCCGTTGACAGGGCGATTGGAGAAATACTTAGCAGCTTCTTCGAGGAATTTTATTGCCCCTTCAGGGCTGAATGGCAGCAAATTTAAAACTCCGTGCTGTTATATGGTTTCGACTGAATGCCCAGTTCGTTCTCGATTTCTCGGAGACGACGAAGCATACCTTCCTTCAGGGCCTTAGTGCCCTTGTCAGGGACACCGCCACGACTGATGAAGTAGCGGGGAAGGTTACCTGATTTGAGGGAGGAAATAATAGTCTCCCTCTCTTCGTGCAGGGCTTCTTCATGAAGCCTCTGTAGTTCATTTGGATTAGGCATTCCGCCTCCATTCTGTAGTGAGCAAGGCTCACATGCTTAGAGGGGATATAATAGGTTTACCGCTTGCAACCTATAGTTTATTATACCCTCTTTTTGAGTTTTGTCAAGAACTATTTTCAATCACAGAAGCAAGCGCCCGGCCCAGTTACGGGGCAAGGGCAACCGGGACAAGTGGTGACTGTGGGTTCGTGGACCTCTTGGTCATCGTCCCAGAAGTCACTCCAATCGTCTTCTGTGTCGGTCTGCGGGGCAGTCATTCGGCTGCCTCAAAGGGGTCATACATTGGGGGGAAGATTTCGTCCCACAGGGGGTCGATGCCTAGGGCACCCTCGTCTGCTGCGGGCTTCTCGGTGAAGGTGCCTACGGCATCATCTATCACCGCCATGCAGGTAGGGCATGGGTCGAACTCACCGATATCGGGGTTCATCTTCGGCTCGTCCAAGAGCCGGTCACAGATATGGCAACGCATATGGTGTTCCTTACAGCTATGGTGGGCCTTCATACGCATCCCACCCGGATTGATACTATCAAACTAGGGCTGCTATACCCAGATAAGTAATTGAGTGAACGAACTGGTCGATGCCAGTGAGATACCAGAACTCAGGATGAGTGTTACAGGCCCAACCCTTCTTCTTATTATACCACATTTTGAACCAGTCCATGTGGTAGTGGACGACGAACTCGCTAACCGCAATCGCACAAATCGCTTTGAACGTAACAGGAAAAGCAAAGAGAGTCGATGCAAACAATATCGCCATTGTTGCAAGTGAGTGTTGTCCGGCATGAACGACACCGCCCGGATGCCCGTATGTCCCCTTGTTCATCCACTGATACGGCGGCTGATACAGGAAGTCGAAGATTAGGTGCTTTGTAAACAGTGCCAGAAGTAACCATAGCACAGTCAGTCCTTTCTCTAACCAAACTTGCGAGCTAGCCGTTCGTATTCCTTACGCTCTCTATCAAATCTCGCCGCCTCTTGTTCTTTTATAAGGGCTACACGTTTATCATATTCCTCGTCAGTTTCGAGAGTCTGAGCAACGATGTTCAACTCATACCCATTTTCCCACTCTTGGGGGTCGTAGGAGAGTCTTACTTCAGCATCAGGATATTTCTCAAATAGATATCTCTCTCTTTCGGACAGCAGATTTTGCGCCTCAGGGATAGTAAGTCCATCCAAATCCCAATCAAGATTATCGCTGTAGCGCTTGACCATTTTCTTATCAGGCAGCTTGGCTTTCTTCATACTCAATCCTTCTTGTATTCGGGGAGGCTGTTCTTCGAGAAGTAAACCAGCCGGGCGTCACGGTCGGGCTGACGGGAACGTTGCCGCTCCCGCCTTGCCTTCAATTCAGCCTTGCGTTCTTCGGTGTTACGCTGCGTCATTTACATCCCCATGATTACGCCGATAGTGGCGAGGGCGAGAAGTCCGAAGACGACGGTATGTCGAACTGGATGCTCCATTACTTCTTTCCGTTCCGAAGCTGACGAATGACCTTTAGCATCTCGGCCTGACGGTCACGTTCCGTGATGCTGCCGGAAGCGAGTGCATTCAAGCTCTCGATAAGAGCTAGTTCTTCTTCGCTTGGCTCGTTGGAAATGAGACTGTGAATAGCGTAAGAGGGTGCTGTGCTTGCAGAGTAATTACCGTCATCATCATAGTAAAGAACGACGCTCGGGTTACGGCCGTTCTTACGGGTAACTACTCCGACTAGATTGCAAATCTTGTCATAAAATACGATACCGGCGTCATCGCAGATGATACGGACGCGCTCGCCTGACTTGTTGTCGTAGGTCTCACCGACTCTGAACTTGCTCATTCTTCCATTCCTTTCGTAATCTGCTCAATCTCTTCGGCAGAATATTGAACCGTAAACTCGATTGCATCCTGCAACTCGCAGGGAACGATGTCACAGAGGTCGCTCCGGCACACCCGGCAGCGGCACGGCTCCTTCTGAGGCACCAAGGGTGCTGTTAAGGCGAATAGCATGGTTATAGTCCCGTGAATTGGAGGTGTCGGGGGCGTTCAACGGCCAAGCCGTCTTCAATATCTTCGCGATGTCTTTCAATTTTTATCTCCTTTGAAAGGACTCCGATTTTCTGCATGAAGTGGAGGCGAGCGATAACCCTGCTCGCCTCCGTCATCGTCAGGCCGCTGATCCTAACTGTGCTGCTGGATGTAGGCATTGATGATCTGCTGCGCTGCCACTACCTGTTCGTAGTTGATAGTGGGGATGACTCCGTTAGGTGTTCCGGAGCCGGAGCTTGACACAGGTGCCGAAACAGCCGGACTTGCTGCTGGCGCAGCCGCTGCTCCCGCTGAGCTTGAAGATGCATTCGGGTAGAGAGATCGGAAGAACTTTGCATAACGCTTCATTGTCTCCGGAGTTCCCATCGGTGCCGAATTGGCTTCGAGGACATACGCCTTGCCGGTGGAGTTGTTGTAGATGACGTCGAATGCTGCGAAGGTGAGTTCGGGGAATTTCTCGAACGCATTCTTGACACAATCCGACACCTGTGCGGGGATGTGACAAGGTTGCCCATTGACCGTCCAGACGAGCCCGTGGTCATCACCGACCATCAGGCGGGGATCGGGGCTGAGATTGCTGCCCTCGGGCTGAAGCTTCTTGAGCTTCTTCTGAGCGCCGATGACGACATAGCCCGTCGGACCACGACCGACATGGACACGATACTCGGACGTCTTGTCCTCGTATTGCGTATAGAGTTTCGCCTCGACGAGCTGACTGAATTTCTCGGCGATGACGATGCCTTCCCCATCCTTGCCTTCGAGCTTAGTCCGACAGATGATCGGGAAGCCGAGGTTGTCCGCCGCATCGAGCTTGTTCGTTGCGAACTTCGGAGTCAGATCGGTCCCCTTTAGCCGTTCGAAGAACGTCTTCTTGTTCAGAATGCTCTTAACGTTCTTGTTCAAGGCATCGTAATTCGCCGGGCAGTCGGATGCCCCCCAGTTGATGACGACATCATCCGGTTTCTTCTTGAAGGTCGAGCCTTCGCGGAGGATGCGCTTGCAGCCGAGTTCTTCGGCAAGAAGCTTAGCTCCTTCGGAGCCCTGCGCATACGGGAAAATCCAAAACTTGCTCATTTCACACTCCATCTTCTATTAGCCTCGTTATTCTGACCAACCAGAGGGTGAGGCACTTCCCCCTGACAGAAATGTATTTGGGTTACTGAAATAAAATGACGCCAAACTCTGAGGGGACGCCGGAGACGCCATAGTAAGCTCTATGTCGTCATATTCTGGCACCGGTTCTCCCGGATAGTCAGGTTCGACGTCTTCCGAGTATCCGTTAGCCGCCATTGCTTTCTCAACGAGCTTCTTCTTGCTAAGCCCGAAAGGATTGTCGGAAATATCGAGCTTCTTGAACAACGACCAATCCCGACAGAAGGCGATATCCTGAGCCCTTCGAATACCGGCATACATGCTGTCCGAAATCTCTTCGTCAGTCATGGTTACGCCGTTCCTGACGACGCTCGCCATTGGTCCGAGGGCCCTTGAGAAGAAGGCAGTCGGTCCTTCCGCCGAGAACCAATCGCAAATCTCAGTTGGGTCCTTGAAGTCCCCCGACAGAGAATACAGCCGCTCGTAGATAGCCACCCAATCCTGAATTACATTAGGATCGGATACGCCACGAAGCGTCCGCACTTCCACCGAACCGAACTTCTGAAGAGCTTGGACGTTAAATCCGGCATAGTGAAGGCCGTCGGGGAGCGGAATGTTCCCATCTGCCTCGATGAAGTTCTTCAGATAGGTGATAATGGCTCCGGCGTCTCTGGCACGAAGGCAGAATAGGTTGCCGACGCGATGGGCACCGCACCACTCCGTCAAGACGTCTTCGAGAATGAAGTGAAGCGCCGAGAATGCCGCTAGTCGGTTGATGTGCCACCGCTGACAGTTCAGGTGGATATGAACCGAAGTCCGATTGGAGTCGTCGAACTTCGTCTTGGCTGTCTCGAAGGCATCCCAGAGCTTGCTGAGTGTCTGCGGAACCTCCTTGAAGGTGATAGCCTTCTTCAAGACATACTCGCCATTCTCCTCTCCCCGTAGAGAATGATCTGGCTTGTAAAGCCACGGAGAAGGCGGAGGCTCATGACTGACGCCGGGGAGATTTTTCCCTTCGACTTCAATCTCGATGCCGACTTCTCCTTTCTGGAAGACCTTCTCTCCCAACCCAAGAAGAAAGGCGATGTTAAGGCCCGGCGTCTCTTGGGCAGAACGCTGAACGAAGATGTTAGAACCCACGAGCTATTCCTTTTCTATTGGCACTTGAGTGCCAAGATTACGACTTGAGTAAGACTAGCTTACGACTTGATATTACCGAACATATGGAGTTCGGCGATGGCTTCCTTCGTATATTTGAATTCGTTATCGACGGTGATTTGCGAGAGGTTCTTATTGTCCAGAACCCCGACGATATCGCCCTTATACGACAGGAAGAGCATCCCGATCGGACCCCGAACGATAGCGAAGTTACGATGGAATGCCGCCGCCTCGTTGGCGATATTCGGATCACGCATATTGCTGATGCACGTATCGATGGATGGATAATCTCCCATGATACATGCATAGAAATCTTCCGACCACAAATTAAAGTTATGAGTAGCCGGACTAACCTTACTGGCGGCAGCCGTAACAGGTGTAATGAAGAGCATCGTCTTGATTAGCCCTTGCTGCGTATTGCGATTAGGCTGTCGTTCAATGAATAACGTCTCACAATCGACCGGCTTGCCGCTCTTATTCTTTGTCGTTTCGTTCATCATGCCGAGCGGGAATGGTCGAAATCCGCGAAAATGGGGCGAAGACAGGTCCTTGCGGACCATATTGAACGAAGGATAGTCCTTCATGAACTTATCCATATGGCTGCCGAGACTTGTGATTTCAGTGCCATATTGTTCATTCGGAGGAAGGACACTGGGGATATTCATATATTTCTGCCCCAGTTTCTTCATGTAAATCTTAAGATCACCGCTGCTGTGATCGCAGATACCGAGGACGAAATACGGTCCCTTCTCACCCGGCCCGTCATACCAGATGACAGTGCTACGCAAGCGAAGATTTGCCTCCTTTGCGTTCTCGTAGAAATTCTTGTATTGCATAAATCCTCCTGCGTCACTCAGAAGCTAGCTTGGGCTGCGCTAACTGTTTGAAATGGAAATCGACAAGCCTTCTTGAAGTCATCCTCCATTGTTCCGGTGTTAATGGCTTCGATCAGCTTGGCGTTGAAGTCCGAAGGGGCTCGCTCCGGCATGAAACGCTCCTCCATTGCCCGGATTGCAAGCTGCATACGGTTCCAGACGGACTTCCGTCGAGACTCATTGACAATCCAGAAGTTACTGAGAACGCGGTATTCGACGCCATAAGTCTTCAGGCGGCAGGCCCCGGCTCTGCCGTATAGAGAACGGCGAAGAGGATCGGAGTCATACTTAAGGGACCAGCCGCCGAGATACCAGTCGAGTTGCTTGACGAAATCGAAGCAGTTACGCTGATGAAGGGCATCATCCAGAGAGTAATTCTCCCCCCACCCGATGTGGATGTGACCGGAAGCAGTCCGAAGATAAGGCTTATCCTCGCAATACGGAGGCGGATTGAGGTTTTCCTCCCACGCATTCCAGTCGGGGGAACAGCCGAGCTCCTTGAAGTCATCCGGGGCGTTATCGAAAACTTCCGGATCGAATTCCACCGACGGAACCCAAGACATCGTGTGGTCTTTCGGCAGGAAACCGTCGAGCGCCTTCAGGACCTTCTCGAAGTTCGAGTTCCATTCTCGGAAGGTATTCGCGGCATCGACGTTGAATTCTGCCGCCATGCCGTCGCGTTGGATTGCGCCTCCATCGACTTTATACGGCTCTTCCTTCGTTCCGGGGATGAAAGATGGGGCGACAGCCTTGCCATTCTTATCGACGACGAAGCCTTCCGGGTCGGCGCCGAACAAGAAGTTCGGGCGGGCCTTAAGGATGTCAGAGGTATCGATCGCCATTTTTTTCATAGCGGCTGGTGTGGTAATTGGATTTCCATAGTGATCGACTACCGGGATAAGGGAACTGTATTGAACCGAATGCTTCCAAGCGGAATAAGTCTCGTAGTTAACGACTTTACCCGTCGCAGTATTAACATACTGATATTTTCCGTCTGGATAAATAACAACTTTCTTCATGGCTCACCTATAGAAATTTCTGGAATTCAAGCTTCGGGACGTAAATCCGTGTGGCAGGGGCGAAATCTGACGTCAGCGTGAACTCCGTCGGATTGTGCCCGGAGCATTTCGCACAGAGGATGACGTTATCCCGACTGTAAATCGTCAACCCCGGTTGGCCATACGGAACTGTTTCATGGCACCAACTGCATTCCGGTCCGTTAGACCTTCCGCTATAGGCGGTGCCTAGGAAGTGGAAACCCTGCCGGTTGTAATAGCCAGCATATGGCCGTTGAAGATCGCCGTAAAGAGTAATTGACCCTCCGTCCTTAGCGGATAAGGTATTCTTGAGGGTCGTCGTTGTCTTGGTATTCCTCTTCGAGAGCGGCGTATGGGTGCCGCTCGTTGTGCCGTTGCCACATCCGCTCCCATGCTGTTGCGAAGTCCCCCTGAATACGAAAGGGGCGCCGGGCGCAGCCGCCACCGGCTCCTTCCCAGCTAGCTTTGTGACAGAGAGCTTAGGGCGGTCTTTTCCGCCCTTCGCCAATTTCTCGACATTCACTGAATACAGGACGTCGGGATCGGTCTGGAAGAACCGGAAACTCTTCTCCGGGTCCTTGGTGGACTGCTTCTTGAAGAGAGAGTAGTTTCCTGACTTCTGCAAGGCAGCATCGAGCATCCAGAATTCAGATGCCCAGAAGATTTGCTTGAAGTCGTCGGAATAGCAATACCACATAGGACGATGTTCGTTCCGAAGGAAGTTCAGCGTCATATCAGTGGTATCCCACCAGACAAGACTCCACGCTCCCTTCGCCATATCCTTGCCCTTCGTGATTTTCGGAATGACTTCTTTCACCCCGATTTTGGCGATAGCTGCGAATAGAGCTTCGGAGTCGGTATTGAACTTCTCGCCGACGATATCTTCAAGCAGTCGCTTGTCGCTATCTTCGAGAGTTCCATTATGGACGCCTGTGATATGATCGATCTGGAAAGGATGGGCGTTGACATCCTTGATGCCACCGACCGTCGCCGAACGATTGTGCCCAATGAAGGCAAGGCTAGATATTCCGTTCAAGGCGTCACAGAAACTCTTCGCATCGAAGAGATTGAAACAGTGAGATGCCTTCTTCGATGTTACGACGTATTTTCCTCCCATCCTGACTGCTGCCATGCCGGTAGAGTCCATGCCGCGAAGACTGTCCAGCAACAACAGTCGCTTCATGGTCATCTCTTCTCGCGAGAATAGATTACCCGCGATACCCACGATGCCACACATTTATACCTCCTTGGTCTGATTGTAAGCGTTTTCGATATATGCTGCGGCAATCGCCTTGGCATCACGGGCTTCCTTTGTCATTCGCAGGCGTTTTCCTTCCCACGTAAAGTCCGGCGAAGTCAGGAATAGATTGCTGACGGTCTCCATGCACCACACAGAGAACCTGTTGTAATTGGCGTATTCTGGATGTCCTTGGACGCCAAAGCAGCCGGTGTCGCGATAGAAGAATGCCTCGACGTCAAGCCGTGGTCTCTTGTCCGTTTTATCCTTGTCGATATGGCGGGTAGTGCAGACGGTAGAAGTCGTCATCAAGACTTCCATCTCCTTGTTGAACATGCACTGTTGATGATGAACCGATGAGACATTCTCAATGAGCATCTTCTCGCGCAGACAGAATGCCTTATGGGCACCATTGTGCCCGTTGACGTCCTGATAGAGTTTGCCACCGTTCATGACGTGAAGGAACTGTGCTCCGCGACATACGCCCATCATCGGAATGCCTAATTCCAGCGCCTTGGTGTAAATCTTCATGTCTGCATTATCGCGGTCCTTACTGAAATAGACCGACTCATGCATATTGGCGTTGTCCTCGCCGTATAGTGAAGGTTCGACGTCGCTGCCACCGCCAAATACGACCAAGTCTGCTTCTTCAACGGTGTCTGCCTTGTAGCAGCCACAACGAGAGAACAGTCGTGCAAAGCGGGCCTCATCATCTGGAACGGCCCAGTCTCCTGCTACGTAGACCGCCATGTATAGATCGGGGTATTGTAGATCGTGGTCCTTCATCAGCGTTATTACCCGCTTGTTAAGATCGATTGTTTTGCCGCCGACGACGAGGGCGTTAGTGGATGCCGGGTGAACTTTCTCACCTAGCGCAATTGCATCCATTATTTTGCGTTCCTTTCTTTCCTTTGGAGTTCGACCAAGATGATCGAGAACAGGAGTATCCGACGGGAAGCTAGGCGGCCCTGCCTTAGCTGCCGTATGAAGGAAATCTGGGACATCGTCGTCCAATTCGGCGTCCGAGCGAACTCGGACTGCATCGAGGCAGGCAGGCCGTCTCCCGAGGATTTTCTCCTCTTGAGCCCGAGCTTCCTCCGCCGTCAGAAAATCATGGATAGACTTATTGCCCGGATACGATGCTTCCATCAGGTCACCGGGGCCATCGCGCTTCCATGTTCTGTCGTAACTCTCTTCGATCCGTTCACGGACGTCACCCGATGTGACATTCCCTGTGATTTTCTCCCTTTTCGCCTTCGCGGCCTTGGCCTTTGCTGACGGGGGCTTCTTCATTGTCGTCTCCTAAGTATCGATCCATTATCCAGAGAATTTGACGCCTCGCACGTTCTTTCTCCCCCGCCCAGAGGTTCCACTGGACCTCATACATGAAGTCATCGATAGTGGAGGGGGGTATCCATTTTGTGACATATCCTGCCATAACTCTTCTCCATCAAGAGTGAGGGGGTGTGGGGGACGTAGCCGATGGAGAGCCTTGCCCCCCACACATAGCCCGCCGTATAGACGGGCGGATGAACTAGCCAGACATTCCGTCGCTTACTACGGCGAACACCTCTGCCGGTTACCTTTCCCTACTACGAAATCATGCGGAGAGCATGAAACTCGTGTCATAGACACAATCCGACAAACAATCTTGGACCCCTGTGTGCGTCACTTGCTAGGTGACAAAGGGCTTTCGAGAGAAATCGGGAACTATGACGCCTTGCGAAGTCAGCAGGGGCGCGGGCCGGTGAAGGCCGGATGACTTATCTACCAGACGCGCTGACTTATCCGCCTACGGTGCGACCTCGTCAGTTTGTCAGGGCAGTGCATTGCCAGACACTTCAATTGATACCACAGGGCTAGATGAAGCCCGGTTCGAAGGTGGCTCAGAGGCGAGAGGGACTCGAACCCTCTTCTCTTAGAAGGCGGCCTCGGGGTCTGGCTAGTTTATCTGAAAAGAAATTCGGAGGTAGCGAGCACTAGTCAGACTCAGGTTACATCAGTCTGTAACTTGCTTGCCGAAATTTGGGCTGCGGACAGGCACCTTACCCCGCCGTCGCTACCCCCGAAACTGAAAACTGTGCGGGCCTTGCACCCGCTCGGTGCTCATTTTCTTTCTGTCAGGCTTTATCCGGTTTTGCCGCGAGGGTAATTAGCCCTACTTGGCTACTGCCTTTGCCATCCTCCAAAGCACTAAAATAGCAGGGCGCGACCCTGCGTGCTCTTATGCCTTGGTGGCAGGCGGAGTTGCCGTCACCTTGGACTTCGGCATGACCTCGCCGGTAGTGCCGGTGTTGTGGGTATTCGGCTGCTTGCCTTCTCCGGCGCCCTTCTGAAATTGCTCGATAGCCTTGGCACGGGCAGTCGGTCCCTGCGGCGGGAACGGAGTCCTTATCGCAGCGAGCGTGATAGGAACGCCTGCTTCTTCGAGCTCCTGCTGTGAATAGAGCTTCGCCGGACCGACCTTGTCCCAGACCTTCTGATCCACCTTGGCGTAGTTTTCTGTCAGGCTCTTGCGGTCAGCGGTCGAAAGGAACTCATAAAGTTCCTTCTTGCCGTTGCTCGGAAGATCGAGCCACGCCTGCGGCGGCGTGAACTGGTCCTTGACGGCGTTCGGGCCGGTGTTGCGGAACAGGCCGAAGACATAGTTGTTCTTGTTCCAGACGGAGTTATTGACCGTTCTGATGAACTCGAAGCCATGTTCCTTGAGGATAGCCAGCCACTTCGCGCCATTGCCGCCCGAAATCTGATTGGCTTCGAGGACGACAAGGAAGAAATGGTTAGGCATGTCCCGTGTCGAGAATGTCCCGATACGAAGACGGCTCTCGAAAATCTCCCGGAATGTCTTTCCGAGAAACTTCTGCATGAAGACGCCGCCGTCACCATCGACGAGTGAGATGCTCGCTTGTGCATCGGGATCGACTTTGCAGTTCTGGATGATATCACCGGCGCAACAGCCCCAGTAACCCCCCGGAATTGTGCTTCCAAAACGTAATACTTCCATCTTACTTCTCCCTACAGCATGAAATTTCTTCGATTTCTACCGGCGCTGTCTTCCGGCGAACGACGCTCACAAGTTGATAGATACCGACGAATGGATATCCACTTCCATGCCCATTACTATGATGGGGTTGAACCAATTTAGCAGCAGCTTCGAGAGCCATTTGTTCAGAAACACCCTTTGCAATCATATGCCCTTGCTCGTCACAGATAACTATCTTCGGCGGCATTCTTTTCTTCGGTGTAACTGTTTTCTTAGTAGCCATACAACCTCCCTAAACTGAGCTTCGCTCACGCCTTAATAAACCAGATGCCAGATTTCGATTATATTACCGGTGTTAGAGTTATTTCCAGAAGACACCGTCTTAAACCCCTGTTCCTTTAGAACAGGTTTCCATGCTTTTTGTGAAAAGATATTGATGGTGACTTCAATAATTCCATGCTCTCGATGCTCCTTGATGAAGGAAACGAAACGCTTGAAACGTTTCTCGTAAGTCTCAACAGGAGCAGAGAGATTGTAGAAATCGCAATCAGCCTTCTTGTTAGCGTGTCGCATGTCATTGACGGATCGCACCGCCTTCTGACCGAACGACGTATTCACTGGAAGAGCCCGTCTTGATGCAATTCCTACGTGAGGATAGTATCCAAGATTATGAATATGCTTGATGCCGCAGCAATCTCCACCATGTAATGAAATCCTCACCGTAACCTCCTCGTCAGTTCTTTTTGCAGTGCTTGAAGGGTGAAGAACACCATAGCAGCAGCGTGTGACATCTTCGGGTCGTCAGACTTGCTAAGTAACGACGCATGAAGCATCCTATCCTCGAGCAGCTCTTTTATGAGCTTCTGCGTTATCTCCGGTCTTACCGGCCCCACGCGGACAGGCTGCGGCCAGAGCCCAAGGTCTCTCTGTTGCGGCACCAATCTCCGCTCTCGATGCGTTGCTCTGGCAACACCATGCCGTTGAAGGTGTAAACCCAAACTAACCTCCCTCGCTCGGTCATCACTTGGCATCTGTCATAAAGACCGAGTGATGGATTGTCTGCATTGTAGCCTTCGTAGGCATCCAAGATGGCGATGATAGAAGAACCGCGTATCTTAAATACCTCCCCAATGACAATCGGATCATTGGGGTCGAAGCGACTGTTAACTTCTTTTACTCCGGGAAATGTCCCTAGGTGATACATATTCCCGTTAATCTTGTCTTTGCTAATGAATGTCACCTCGGCGTTTAGCTTCTGGTTTCTGATATCCATCCGCTCCCCTGCCCGCAAAGTGCCATAAACGAAAAGTAGATCGTTCTTAAGCATGGCTACCTCTTCACACTTTGGCACTTGAGTGCCAATTACAGAACTCTAAACAGCAAATTGCTGCTTTAAGTCGTTCAGAGCTGTAATTTCTTCGAGCATTTTGACACGAGCGCCAACGGCGCGCCTATTTCCGCAGGCTCCGTTGATGTGCGCCGAGCAGCGGCAACTGTCCTTTCTAACCCATTCGGTATCCGCGCCAATGGCGCTATCGATAGAATTGAGGATCGAATGAAGCCTCGACCCCGCGCCAACCCTTACAGAGCCTAGTGGCGTCTGGCCGATGAGCCGATTTATGCGGTCGATGGTGTTCATTTGACGATACTCGCGTCCGATTTCTTCAGTTTCTTCGGCAGATCATTGACCAACCAAAGCATAGCACAAATAGGAAGGACAATTGCAACTGCGACCACCAATGCAAGTGGCCAGAACACCGGCACAAGTTCAGGATTTTCGAACCCCATCCACCTCATGACCTTATCTGCGATCACGCAGGAGAAGACATAGCCCAGGAAGGCCAGAAAACAGTAAATGAAGAACACATTGACCTCCCTATTTTACGATATTAACACTACCGCCGTCACGAAGAGCCTTCCTGATTAACCGGCTAATCAGTCGGAAGAAAGCAGCAATCGCAAAGACTGCGGCGACGCAGAACGTCAGATAGAGCAGATATATCGGCCAGAACATAGCACAGATAATGTGCTCATCATCATCGTATCTGCCGAAGCGGCCACGAGATAATTCGTGAGTCACTCCGCCAATTATAAGATACGAGACAAGTCCAAGAACTGACAAAGGTATGATTAGATCAAGCATTTATTCCTCCGCCGTCTTGACCGGCATAAGCACACCGAGTCCGTTGCGTTTCATGCCTAGAAGCTCTTCGGCAAGGTTCCACTTGGTCTCGTTGACCTCCATCTCTGCCTTGGCTTTTTCTGCCACTTCTTCGGCTGCCTTGACCTTCTCTCGAATGCCCTGCCAAGCAGTCAGAATAGCCTTGAAGGCTTTGTCGGAAATCCTGACACCGTTGACTTCACAGCCGAAAACGCGGTAGCGATGCCCCTCCTCATACTCCATATGTCTGAACAAGAACTCAATCTTGATGTGCTTCTTATTGCCCATCTGACGAGAGAGAGATGTAGATGCGAAGTAATGTTTGCTAGAATGGTCCTGCTTGAAATTGCCGATGAATTTCCAGTGCTTGTGGTCCTTGGCGAAGGAAGCAATGATTGCACCCGCGATTAGATCATCGGCAGATGCCTTCTTGGCGTTATGGTTGGCCCACTTCTCAAGTGGAGAAACGCGAGGTTTGTTGAAGAATTTGAACATTACATCCTCCCAAGTCTCCTCCTTGAAATTACGGGTCTTTTAAGCCTGAGCTAGCACGGGGAGGAGGTAGCTGCTAGCAAGGCTCCCGACAAATTGTCTAATGGGACGCCCGAAAGGTTTATGCAATCCAAACTGTGAAGCCACAACCTTTTGGACAGAACTGAACCCTTTTCATATACTGAAACTCGCCTTCGATATACATCGGGTCTAGTTCCTCATGAGAAGTCTCTGAACCACAGACATAGCAATGCCTAGGCAGGTCTTCCCAGAAGGTTGTTATGGAATAAGGTGGCTTAGTTAAGCTGTTACGCCAATCCAAAGGAACATGCCATTGAGTGGCAGGAGTATGGATAGGAAGTGATTGACGTGAAAACAGCCTGAACATAAGTTCCTCCACTAATACGTCAGCATAGCTGACTTGATATGAGTAGCGCCACGGCAGGTTCTCGCGAAGAGAGGGGCAGCCCATGCCGTTTTGTAACCCAAGCACTACTCAGAAGGATGCATAGATGTAGCTAACGTCTAGTTTCATCACCAGACCCTGTTGGACTATGCACCCATCTGAATAGTGTAATCGCGTTCTACTTAAAATAAAACCCCCTCCGAAGTTTTTAGGCTCCGAAGGGGGTCTGTAGCGAGAAGAGCAAATGAATTACTTCATAAACCTCTCCTGTGTTTGAGAATACGGGTTTCTTTCTACCGATAGGCAGCCGAATTAACTCGTCGGCTGTGACACCTTATTTGCGGTCTGATGAGCGATGTCGGTCGTGTTCTGACCGCCGCCGTGAGCGGTGTTGTCGAGGATCGAGCCTTGGTCGTCGGTGAGAGTGTTGTTCTCAACGTAGAACTTCCGGCTTGCCTGAAGTCCTTCGACGTTCCCGTCGGGGTTCTGAGAGAAGAACCCGATCTGCCCGTTTACGACACCGGCCCAAAGAGTTTTCTTCATGACTTTCTCCATCGTTAGCGCCACTTCTCCATCAGTGGCAGGCGCCGTCTCCACATCCACGAAGACTTTATCGTGGAACTCTTGAACAATAAACCTCTTTCCGGGGTTCAATGCTGCAAGCCTCTTGGCCTCTTTCAAGGCCGAGGCATAGGTTACATGGGCATATCGCGGCCTACGGCCGTCCTTAGTCCACACAAAGAACTTCCCGATATGAACTTTCTCCACAAAACCTCCCTTGGCACTCAAGTGCCAAATTAAGTAATTAAGTCCCTAGAGGCGTCAACCCTACGGCATTGCCGACTAGAACCTCGCCCATAAGCGCGATGCGGTCGATGTGATCGAGCCGATACGTCGCGACAATGACTTCATCGCCCTTCGGGAGTCCTTGATTTGTTCGCCTAGGAGTAACGAAGTCTTCAAGATTGACCTCCCGGTTTCCTGCGTATCCAACAGACTGTCCGGGTTCGAGGACAATTGTCTGTAGGTAATGATTGCCGCGACAAATGATAAGCGGAGAATTTGGAATTCTCTCGCCCCAAGGAAGATCGCCGAGGCTAAAGTTACGGGGGTCCTTGCCAGCTTCGATGAGACGACGCTTGACCATTTCGCCATAACCAGAGACTCCGTTCTTATTTGTGAACAAGAGGACGCGAGTCCCCGTAGTGACTTTGCGAAGCCCCGGTATTGGATACGTAGTGCTGTCGAGAGTTGCATATTCACACTCATCGATACGATCCAATAAGAGCTTTAGAGTTTCAAGTTCCATCATTTCCTCCTATGGTTAACCCCACAGAGTCAGACGTCCGAAATTGTCATGGGTTGCGACTATATCGAAGAATAGCCCTTTTTGGTATTCCCATTCCAAGGCTATTTTGAGAAGTTTTTTAGGAACGACGATGTAATGTTTCATCACAGCCTCCACTATTTGTGTGAGCTTTGCTCACTAAATCTCGTTACGAGCTCTCTTACAGTCATCGCAGTTGCAACGAGTATGAGTGCAGCAAGAGTTTCTGAATTTCTGAAGATGCTTGCTGATATTTCTGCTGTCATGGGTGGTATACCCACAACCGCGAGGACAAGCTATCTTCGCAGTTCCGTCAACCCTAGCCTCTAGAGAAGATAAAGATTGCCCAGAGACAATCGTCGTCCTCTTTGAATTTTCGAGTGCATTGACTTCTCGCCGAGTCCTGATCGCGATATTCGCCAACCGCTGTTGCAGCGACGGGCGACGCTCAACTGTGAAGTCTTTGCCAGCCTTAGGCCATTCACCGGCTTTCGGCTTAGCTATCTTCTGGGCGAAATAGCTATCCATCCGGATAGAGCGTTCAGTCTCGATTGCTTCACGCATAGTCATTTTGACGTCTAGGCGCTTCAATCGGTCCTGAACCTCCTTCGGTTGCTTCTCTATTCGGGCATTCCTCTGCCTATCGGCATCCATGTCGGGGTTCTCGACTTCGACTTGTCGATTGAAGTCACGTTCGCCCTCCCTCCTTGTTACCCAAGGATTGCCCTTCTTGGCGAACATCCCTGCCGATGACGACATCACAGGACGATAGAAAGAACCTCCACCCTTCTTTCCCATTATAGCCTCCACTAATTCTTCTTGCAAACCGTGCATGGCATGGGTTTGTTGACGCCATGCGACCAATCCACCCACAGCATCGTGCCGGTGCCGTTGCACCTCCAACACTTTCTAGGAATAGGTAGGATGAAACGGCGATGCCCATTGTTGGGCTTCAACCATTGTTTTGCCGTAACTCTCATAATCACCTCCACTTGATTATAGGACTAGGACTAGACTTAGGTGGACGGTGACGGGTTTTAGTGGAGGCTTCAACCGGCCACCGCCCGCCTAAATCTAGTTATTCCGATTATAGTTACGTCAGCAAAGCTGACTATAGTTTTGGGCACTCAAGTGCCAATCCTCGTTCCCCTTTTGTTCCACGCAGAATTAAGATACGACTAAGCCCCGCAAGAGTTACCGTTTCCGGCTTCTCTTGCGGGACCATTAGGGTTCACCCTCACTTACCTCCCCATGAGGCTTGCAAGAGTGAACCCTAGCTGTCTCGACGGCTTAAGCCGCCATCTGTTCGCCTTCGACGGTTTCTGTGTCCGCCTCCGGCTCGCTCTCACCGTCATCGACGCCAAGAGCCGCTTTTACTTCCGCAAGCTCGTCGTCGCCGATCTGACGAAGAAGCGTCAGTTGGTCCGCCAATCCGGCATAAGCCTTCAATAGCGACGGGTTCGACAAGAGCTTACCACGAGCCCCGGCCTCCGAAAGGCTTTCGGTGAGGCTCAGGATTTTCTTCGCGTCGAAGGCGAAGGGAAGGCGAACCGTGCCCTGCGACTTGATATCACCGAGCTTGATATAAGCATCCCAGACGGAAATCCCGTCCGAGACAGTCTCGCCTTTCTCGTTCTTCTTGACGCGACCAATCGCCGAGATGACCGGGGCGACTGCATCCGCATCCATCGTTTCGAAGAAGCGGCCGCCGTCGGCACCATGGACGAAATCGTATCCCTGAACCGCCCTGACGATCCGCTTGCGAATTGCTTCGCCGACGCCTGCCGGGGTTTTGCCGGGCGTTCCGTCCTGTTTCGGCTTATACCCGAAAGTATCGCCGAGAAGGCTGGTGAGTTCGTCGCCGGTAATCGTGCCGTTGATGCGGGCGATATAAAGCCGGGTTGCGGCACTCGCTGCAAGCCCCTCCGTCTCTTTCGCCTGCTCGCCGTTGGCTTTCGCTTCGTCGGCGACTTGAGCGAGCTTCTGACGAATATCGCCCATGAAAGCGACCTTGTTCTGGACGCTCTGGCCGTCCGTAGCGCGGACAAGAGCGAAAAGGTCGTTATTGTTCCTGATTGCGGGATTTGCCTCCTGAGGGGCTTCTGAAGCCGTCTGCGAGGCATTCTGCGCAACAGTGTTCGTATTTGTGTTCTTCTGTGCCATTTCATTCTCCTTTACCGGGTTTCCGCCTTGGCTCGGTCCGGGTTTCTTGCTTCCACTTGCAAGCCTCCCCGTTCCAGTCCTTGCGGGCCGGTCTCTAGGTCGTGAGGCGAAGTGCCTCACTCTAGCTAGGGTTCACGGTTTGAAAGAGCCTGCTATGGCATCGCCTCTCGGCGGGTCCGTCGCAGCAGATTGGCACTTGAGTGCCAAAACGGAGACATACGATAGACAGTATGCCTCAACTAACTCAACGCATGGTCCTGCCCTACGTTCCTCAACTCATCGCTGTTTATGCACGGTTCGTCTCAAACCATACCGGCTCCCCCGGCTGCCCAGAACGAGCCTATTTGGTTAGGGGGGGGGCATGAGATATCATGACACTTTATGCGAGAAGAAAGCGACCTCATCTGAGAATAAAAAAATACAAAACTAGCATAGTCATATTGGCACTTGAGTGCCAAACTGATAGCGTTTGGGGCCGTGAGCTTGCTCACTCAAGGGCGGAATACGTCTAAATATGCACAAAATCGATAGAATTATAAAAAAATGCTTGACATTCACGCGGGAAATGGATATAATGTATATATAAGGTAGAAGAAATAGTAGTAAATTATAAGAATGTTAGTAGTTACTCTACTTCTTACTATTCTTCTTATAATCTTCTAGATTATTTTGTCTACTATTATTATTATATTATTCTTATGTCTTCCCTACCCCCTTTCCCCCTCCCCTTCAGGTCTTATGGGCAAAGCTAAATACCCTCATAACAGTAAGCGTCCAGAACCTCGGGCCGTCCTTCAAGCAATTGAAGCCAATGACCTTGAGGCCCTTTTGTGTGCCTTGACTGTCCGACAGAAGCGGTTTGCTGAGGAATACGTCTATGACTTCAACGGGGCCGCCGCTGCCGCCCGTGCCGGTTATTCTCCTCACCGCTCTGACGCTCAAGCGACGGCTCTTCTGAAGCACAAGGGTGTCGCCTACTACATCGACCATCTCTCAAGGAAGAAAGAGACTAACATCACTATCGTCGATGAGAACTATATCATTCAGAAGATCGTCAAGACTATCGACAAAGCCGAAGATATCGTCAATCTCACTGCCGTCCTCCGAGGGCTTGAGCTTCTAGCTCGCCACAAGGGTATGCTCACTGACAAACAGGAGATCACCGGTAAGGACGGCGGAGCTATTGAAATCCAACAGATCAACGAAGAAGCCCAGAAGTTCACAGACCTCCTGAAGACTCTTGCTGATAGAGCGGAGAAGGCTCCGACTCCCGGAGACAAGAAGTGAAACTAAACGGCGAGCGGGAGTCAAGGAATTTCGTCGATATCACTCCGCTTCAAACCGCCCTACTCGGTCCCTCGATGCCAGATGGTCCTTATAATAGGAACCACATAATCCTTTCAGATCACGAACAAGATATGTATAATCGGGGAATGACCCTCCCAGATATCATGTATATTCGAGCCATAAAGGCTAAAATTCTAAAGGATCAATCTTTCTCAATGATCCCCGATAACACCAATGATAAACCATACAGGTAATCCATAATGGCTAACGCAATCTATCCGAAATACAAGCAGTCACTCCTCAATGCAGATGCCAACTCCGCCCTGAATGGTTCAGGCTCGACTGGTCTGTATGTCGCCCTCGTCGATACGGGGACGTATACCTATAACTCAGCCCATCAGTTCTACTCCGATCTCTCAGGTATCGTAGGAACCGATCAGGAAATCACGTCAACTACGATCACGAACGGCTTGATCGACGGTAACGACGTCACGTTTACTGCTGTCTCCGGTGCATCCGTCGAGGCGCTAGTTCTGTATCGTAAGAATGCCGGAGCCAATACGACTTGGCGACTCGTTGCCTATATCGATACCTCGGTAACCGGCCTTCCGGTAACTCCGAATGGTGGTAATATCGGTATTACTTGGAACGCTTCTGGCATCGTCCAGCTCTAAGGGGACGACATGCCCTCCCCATTTTATAATGCAATCAAGGGGACTACCTCAGGAACCCCCGGAACAGGAGCCTTCACTCCTAATGCCGCATCCTCAGGATATAGGGCATGGAGTAATGTCCCGACTGGTTGGATAGGTCTTGTCCGGTATGAAGACGGCAGTTCTTGGGAGCTGACTTGGAGTTATTGGAACGGAACTACCCTTTCTAGGGCAAGCACTCAGCTATTCGATAGTTCGTCTGGTTCGGCACTGTCTCTAGCATCGACGGCAACGGCTGCGATGGTAATTGATGCCCGTGAAGTCCAAGGCTTAATCGGTGGCTACGGACATAGGTTCGCAATACCTATCCTCAGTGGAACGACTGCTTCTTCCATCGGCTTAGGAACGATTGCAACGACTGGAACTGGTGCGGCTTCAGCGATTGCTGCGACTAACTTCCTGACGGAACAAGGCAGGATTAAGTCAACCTCGGCTACGACGGCTAATGCCCAAGCCGGTTTTACCTCGACTACTCCATCAGCCACATCGTCTTCGACTTCAGGACACGGCGGTTGGGAATACGTCGCTAGGTTTGGTTGCTCGACTATCCCGACTGGTCCTAGATTATTCTCAGGAATGACTGCGACTACTTACGTCGCATCCACAATTGAACCCTCGGCCTTGACGGCTAACTATGCCGGTTTCGCCTTAGACTCCACCGACACCAATATCCAGCTTCTCGTTAACAGCAATGTAGGTTCTGGCACCAAGACTGATACAGGAATACCTCTTGTCGCCAATGGTTGGTATGAGACCGCTATCTGGAATGAACCCGGAAGTCTGAGCATCAAGGCTTTATTAATGAGGCTTGACACCGGAGCAATCTGGTTTGGAACAACCGCTACTGACGTCCCCGCGACTGGCGCGCTTCTATTCCCGCAGTTGATTGGTGGCCTTAATGGCACTAACACAGGAACGGCGATGGTTCTCGAATGGGGTGGATACTATGTGAGGTCAGGATTGTAAATGTTCGGGTATCTTTCGTTCGCTCAACTTCCGTTTGCGGACGATGGAGTCCCTAGCGGACCTAGTAATCAAACATTAACTCCTTCATTATTCACTAACGCCGATACCTTCTTTACCCCGACGGTTTTAGCGACCTACTCACTAACTCCGGCGCTATACACTAGCTCTCAAACCTTCTTCTCCCCATCAGTCTCGGCTATTCTTAACCCGAGTCTGTTTACTAACTCCCAGACGTTCTTTGCTCCGACTGTTACTCGTGGAACAGTGACGCTCTTGCCGGGGCTATTTACCGATGGAGATACTTTCTTCTCACCGACACTCCTGCCGGTGAATATTCTATCTCCTTCGTTATATACGAATAGTCAGACTTTCTTCTCTTCGGTATTACTAGCAGTAAAGACACTCGCCCCAAGTCTCTATACTGACGCCGATACTTTCTTTACCCCAGTGGCTCTGGCTACTAAAACTCTCACACCGAGTCTATTTAGTAACTCCCAGACCTTTTTCGGACCGACTGTCGCTGCTACCGGGAACCTACTCCCCGGATTATTTACTAATTCTCAGGGCTTCTTTGCTCCGACTATTACGCAAACCGGCGGGACAGTTACGCTACTTCCTAGTTTGTTTACTGATGCCGATGCTTTTATGCCGGAAACAGTTACAATCGTCTTTACATCAAATAAGATGACTAGTGAGTTTAATTTCGGTCGTCCATTCCTATGGGGTAATCCATCTTTCCGCATGAGACGATGACACGTAATCTATCACCAGCCCAAATCCTAGCGAACCTCCCGGAAGAAGAGCGAGAAAAGCTCATGTCCGAGATGTCGCCAGAGATAATGGCGCGATTGAAGTATGATTGGAACTTCTGGGCTCGGCCTAATCAGCACGAGCCGGAAGGAGATTGGACTACATGGCTTATCCTTGCCGGACGTGGGTTCGGTAAGACGAGGACAGGGGCAGAGACCATTCGCTCTTGGGTGTGTGGTGATACTCCCCTGTCGGCCTCACGTTGTTCTCGCATCGCACTCGTCGCTGAGACGGCAGCTGATGCCCGAGACGTCATGGTTGATGCCATTCTGAAGTGTCACCCAAAGGACTTCATGCCCGTCTACGAGAAGACCAATCGTAAGATTACGTGGCCTAACGGGGCAGTAGCCTTTACTTATAACGCCACCGAGCCAGATCAGCTCCGTGGACCGCAGCATGATGGGGCATGGGTCGATGAACTTGCTAAGTTTAAGTATATGCAGGAGTCATGGGATCAGCTTCAGTTCGGTCTTCGTCTCGGCATTCATCCCAAGCAAATCGTCACGACTACTCCTCGGCCTGTCGGCCTGATTAAGAAGCTCATTAACGACAAGAGCGTCTTTATCACCCGTGGTGCCACGATGGATAACGCAGCCAACCTTGCTAAGTCGGCCATTGACTTCCTCTACGACCGCTACGCCGGAACCCGTCTGGGTCGGCAGGAGCTCGAAGGAGAAGTCCTCGAAGATGTCCCCGGTGCCCTTTGGACTCGCACATCTATCGATGATAACAGGAAGAGAGAAGCACCGGCCACCCTCGATAGAGTTGTCGTTGCTGTCGATCCTGCCACTTCCTCTGAAGAGAATTCGGATGAAACCGGTATCGTCGCAGTTGGCATTGCTAAAGATGCAGATGGGTTCACTCGCGGCTACGTCCTCGCCGACCGAAGCCTCCGCGGTGCTCCTGATGAATGGGCTAGGGCTGCTGTCGCACTATATAGAGAGTTCGATGCCGATAGGATTGTTGCTGAAAAGAACCAAGGCGGTGAGATGGTGGAGGCAGTTCTTAAAGCCGCCAACCGAGACGTTCCTGTTACGCTTGTCCACGCATCGCGAGGGAAAGCCGTTAGGGCCGAACCTATCTCTGCTCTCTACGAACAAGGTAGAATTCATCATGTTGGCATCTTCAATGAGCTAGAAGATCAAATGTGTTCCTTCTCGGTAGACTTCGATAGAGGTCGTGATGGTTCACCTGACCGCATGGATGCCCTCGTTTGGGGCATGACTGCTCTATTCGATAAAATCGTCGGTCGTCGTAAGAAGGACGTAGAAGAAAAGCCTTACGAACTCAAGAATATAACCGGCAAGAAGAACAACCCTTATCAAGGTGTCTCTGACACGTCATGGATGGTTTAGTGAAAGAAGAAAAAGAAGGTGAAATCTCTCGCCTGAACTTCGGTTCGGAGACGATTGATGCGCCTAAGAAAAGCTACATCCCTGAGGGCTTCGATAGTGTCGAGGATTACCTTGAGGATATGCGCGAGACTTATGCAGCGGATATCGAGGCGGATGCCGACAATCGTCGTGCCGCCCTTGAGGATAAGAAGTTCGCCGCCGGTGAGCAATGGGATCCCGCTGTTCTTCAGCAGAGGCAGGGTCTTCCGTGCCTTACCATTAACACCATCCCTCAGTTCACTGCTCAGCTAGTTGGTGACTGGCGCGAGAACAAGAACGGTATTAAGGTTCTTCCCGCCGAGAATGGTGACAAGGATGTTGCCGATGTCCGTTCGGACCTTATCCGTGCAATTGAAACTAAGAATAGGGCAGACCGTGTCTACGACAGTGCTTTCGAGTCTTGTGTTACTTGCGGGGACGGTGCCTTTCGCATCGGCGTTCGCTATACTGCTGAGGACGTCTTCGATCAAGACATCACTGTTGAGCCTATCGACGATGCTCTTAGCGTTGTCTGGGACAGACTTTCTATTGACCCGACTGGCCGTGATGCCACACATTGCTTTGTAGATGATCTAATTCCGACGAAAGAGTTCAGAGAGCGTTGGCCCGATGCCGACCCCTCAACTCTCTCCGATAAGGAGAACCGCTTTCTCTCTGCGTCAGGCTGGATTGAGCTTGGCGCCGTCCGTGTAACTGAACATTGGCGGATGATCGAGCGCAAGCGGATGCTCGTGATGTTCGAGGATGGAAGCGTCCATGCATTCGACGAGGATGACTACCCAGACAGTGGACAGCTTAGCGATGTAATCGATGAAGCCATTCAGAAGTATGGTAACATCCAGAAGACTCGCTTGGCACCGTGTCGTTATGCCCAGATGCATCTCGTCACTGGGCACCAAATTCTAGCCGGTCCCTACGAGTGGAAGCTCAATCGTCTTCCTATCGTTCGCATGGCTGGCCGATACGGCAGCATCGCTGATCGTCGTATCCGCTATGGTCTAGTCCGCTTCATGAAGGATGCGGCTCGTCTGCGTAACTTCTGGCGGTCGGTTGCCGCTGAGCAACTCGGCTATGCACCGAAGGCGCAGTGGATGGCGACTGAGGAAGCCGTCGAGGGCCGCGAAGATACTATCCGCAAGGCTCACCAGACCCGCGACCCGCTGCTTATCTTCAATGATGAAGCAGAGTTCGGTCGCAATGTCCAGCGAGTAGACCCACCGCAGCTTCAAATGGCGCTTCTCAACGAAGCCCAGATTAATACTCAGGACATGAAGGATGTCACAGGCATCCACGATGCCTCACTGGGTATCAAGAGCAACGAGACCTCGGGTCGTGCTATTCAGGCTCGTCAGCGTGAAGGCGACATCGCTTCCCTCACCTACTACGATAACGGTAACGCCGCTATCCTAGAGGCGGGTGACGTCATCAACCAGCTCATTGGTCAGATTTACGACGGCACTCGTGTCATTCGTGTCATCGGTGCAGATGAAGCCACTAAGTTCGTCAAGATCAATGATCCGATGGACCCTAAATCTCCGAACCTAGCAGTCGGCAATTACGACGTCGCAGTTACTACTGGTGCTTCTTACACCACCCGCCGCGTCGAAGCAGCTCAAGCGATGATGGAAGCCATTCAGGTCTATCCTGAGCTGATGCAAATCGCCGGTGATCTCGTCGTTAAGGCGCAGGATTGGCCGGGAGCCGAAGAGCTTTCAGAGCGTCTTCAGAAGACTGTTCCTCCGCAGCTCCTCTCTGATAAGGAGAGGGCAGAGATGGGCAACCAGCCTGACATCAATGGTATGATGCAGCAACAGGCCCAGATGCAAGAGCAGATGCAGGAAGGAATGCAGAAGCTTCAGCAGCTTACTCAAGAGAACCAGATGCTCAAGACGCAAATGGCTGCTAAGGAGAAAGAAAATCAGATCAATCACTTCAAGGCTGAAACCGAACGGTTGAAGGTCCTTGCTGATATCGCGGCAGCCGACAAGGAAGCCGAGATCGATATGCTTAAGCATGAAGCTGAGATTGAAACAGGTCACCTCGACCGTGCCATGAGCATGGTTTCAGAGGATAAACAAATACAAAGCAAAGCCGAGCTAGCTGATAAGACTGCCAAGGCTAAGACTTTACCGGGCGGAGCGCCTAAACCCAAGCCCTCCAAGTAGCCTGCAATTGGGAACGTCCGAAAGGATGCATTAATGTCCGACAGTGAAAACCACGTCGATAACACCGACGACCTAGATGCCTTTGAGAATGAGTTCTTCCAGCGTCCAGATGCCCCTGAGAAGGTAGCAGATGAGGACCAGAAGGAAGAGGTCAAGGTAGAAGACGCCGAGGAAGTCACCGAGACCGAACTCGAAACCGACGAAGACGATGCGCCGAAAGGCGAAGAAGTCGAGGATGAAGAGCCCGAAGAGGCTCCGAAGCCGAAGGCAAAGAAGTCTGCTAAGGAAAGGATTGACGAGCTAACTGCTGAGAAGTATGAACTTCGTAGGGAAATTGAAGCCCTTCGTCGTGAATTCGAAGCTAGTAAGCCCCGTCAGGAAGAGAAGGTTAAGGAGCCGGTTAAGGCCGAGACTCCAACCAGTGCTCCAAACCCAGATGCCGTCAAGGAAGACGGCACTCCGGTCTACGAACTCGGTGAGTTCGATCCTCTTTTCATCCGTGATCTAACGAAGTTCACGATTGCCGAAGAGACTCGTGTCGCCAAGGAAGCGGAGGAGCGTCTGGCAGTTCAGAAGCAGGCGGAAGCCGCTCAGCAGGAAATCTCTGCTAAGTGGAATGAGAAGCTTGAAGCTGCCGAAAAGGAAATTCCTGAAATCCGTCAGAATATCGCACAACTCGCCGATGTCTTCAAGGACGTCGAACCGGGTTACGGTGAGTATCTTGCTTCGGTTATCATGAATTCCGATTTCGGCCCTGAAATCATGAACCATCTCTCCCAAAATATCGGCGAGGCCCAGAAGATTGTTGCGTCTGGTCCTGCTGCTGCCACCCTCTCAATTGGTCGTCTTGAAGCTCGCTTCACTAAGGCTGACGAAGAGACGCCGCAACCTAAAAAGACAGTATCTAAGGCCACTACTCCGCCTGAAACTCGGACTCGTGGAGCGCATGGACGGTTTGCCGTTCAGCCGGATACTGATGACCTAGATGCCTTCGAGAGAGAATTTTATCAGAGACGATAGTCTCTATCTCTCCGCGAAGGTTAACAATCAGCCTAGAAAAGAAAAGGAAATATGGCTACTATTACTGTTGACCAACAGAAGTTGGTTCTTAATGCCTTCGCGGCTACGTTCCAGAACAACCTCCTTGCCAAGGATGTCGTGACATGGCGTCAGTATAATGACGAGATGTCGGATACCAACGGCCTGAAGGTCGCCGAACAGGTCGGTCCCCGCTACGTCGTGACTCGCACGAGTTCCGGTGTGCAGGACCTTACTGCCGGTGTTCAGGATAGCACCTTCGGTTCAGAGCAGTTCACTGTTCAGGACGTCTTCGGTTCGAGCATGGGTTGGGACGACTTCGTCAAAATCCGCGATATCGGTGATGCCCGTGAGTCGCAGGCGCTCAAGAATGCCGCCACTCAGCTCGCGGAAGTCATCGACGCCTACATCCTAGGTGTTGCCCAGACTGCCCCGAATAACGAAGTCGGCACCCCGGCTAACAACGTCGGCACTTATACCGATGTCGTTACTGCCTACACCCGACTGAAGAAGGAAGGTGTTGACGACTCTGATCTCCGTCTTATCCTCGGATATGATGACGCTCAGGCTCTCGGCACTGCCGTCCTGAACCTCGCCGCTCCTGACAGTCTCGTGACCGGCACGTATCGTAACGGCTTCACGGGCACCGTCTCGGGTATCCCGACGATGTTCACTCAGCAGCTCTCGACGATTACGCCGGGAACTCGCACCAACGGCACCGTCAATGGTGCCAACCAGA